CACCGAGGACGCGGTCGAGCGCGTGTTCCAGACGACCCACCCCGCACCGAACACGGTCATGGGTTGGATTCGGGCGGGGTACGAGGCTGGCCTGCTCGCCACGGCCCGCACCCGCCCCACCCGCGAGCAGATCCGCGAGGCTCTCTCCGTTTGGGACGACGCTGACGCCTACGAAGCCGCCGATGCGGTGCTGGCGCTGCTGGCCGACCAGCCCGACCCCGCCGACGTGTGGGACCAGGGCTATCAGGCAGGAGCAGACGGTGGCTATCTCGGTGATGCACTGTCTGATAACCCGTACCGAGGCGGTGGTGACCAGTGAGCGCCATCGCCCAGAAGATCGCCGCCGAGCATCCGATAGAGGAGCCATGGCGCTGTGGATGCGGACAGCCATGGCGCGAGGACGAGGTCTGGGAGGACGCCTACTCCCACCACATCGCCACCGTCACCGAACAGGCCGTGCGTACCCAGCTGCGTGACCAGTTCACGGCCCGCGCCGCACAAGCCCGCACCCCATCGGCGGTCTTCACCTGGCAGCTAGCCGCACGGATCGCCGGGGGTGACGACCAGTGACCAGGCCTGACTGGGGCACCTACTTCTTGGGCATAGCTGAAGCTGTCTCCACACGAGCAGACTGCCGACGCCGCAAGGTGGGCGCAGTGCTGGTAGGTACAGACAACCGAATCCTAGAGGTCGGGTACAACGGGGCACCTAGCGGCCACCCCGGCTGCTTGGCGGGCCATTGCCCGCGCGGACTGCTTTCCTACGAAGAGACAGCCGCGATGACGGACTACTCTGATCCCTCATCACCCGCCTACTGCATCGCACTGCACGCTGAGGTTAACGCACTGCTGATCGCAGGACGGGCCGCACGCGGGGCTACGATGTACATCACTGACGAGCCCTGCCCAAACTGTGTAAAAGCAATGAGAGGAGCAGGAGTAGCTCGCGCCGTGTGGCCTGGGTACGAACTCGATACGACGATTCCAAAGGGGGAACCGCAGTGTTTGTGCTAGATGCCCTACACACCCGGCTCCTACAAGATGTGAGGGTATTGAAGGGCCTCACATGGGGAGAAGTATTAGTGCATTACGGACTGAATGAGGAGGGTCAAGATGAGTGATTTCAGGGTTGGCGAAGAGGTTTGGCTGCTGCCTGGCGCTAGGTCGGAAGACGCGGAGGATGGTTATGTCCCGAAATACGCACAAGTAGATGAGCCTACGTTAGTCACGGTGATCGGGGCGTTCAGTGACGACGACAAGGATTTATCCGTTAGCAACAGGAAAGGCATTTTTGGGTATGTGCTCCCTGAATACCTGAGCCGCGAGAAGCCAAAGGGGTGGGTGACTATTAGCAATAACCCTGAGACTTATGAGGCAGCAAGCACTTCTGTGCTTGAAGTGACAGAGGATAATGTCAATCACCCGAGTCATTACAACTTCAGCAACGGCGCAGAGGTGATTGACATTGCCGAACAGCTTTCCTTTAACGGCGGGAATGCGGTTAAGTATGTTGCGCGAGCTACCCGACAAGACGGTAAAGTAAAGGGCAATGTCATTGAGGATTTGCAAAAGGCCGCATTCTGTATTCAGCGAGAAATTGAGCGTCTGAGTTGATTACCGCAGTATCTCATCGACTGAACTGCGACCAAGAGGATTGCCCCGCTGTGGTGTATGGCGGCGACCGACTACACACGTGGTATCTTGCCCGTGAGGACGGCTGGACCATGAACAAGAACAACACCCGGCACTACTGCCTTGCGCACACTCTGGCGAAGCAGTGCTTGCGATGCGCTGCCTATATGCGACCGCACGGACGGACCAAAGAGCAGTTCCCGCCAGATTGGAAGGCGGTGGGTGCCAAGGGTCTCTGTGTTTCCTGCGCAGAGAAGGTTGCAAAGGGCAGAACAGTGAGTGTGAGGAGTCAAGACGTGCAACTGATGGCGGCAGTGGACAAGCACCTGAGCTTGCGACCTGTAGAGTTCAGGCAGGTGTATGAGGCATATGAGGACCCCTCTGCGGGGAGTCTTGTAGCCGCACGGGCAGCGCAGGTGGTACCTGATGATCTAAAGGAGATGGTGCTCGGATGACACACCCGCTTGATAAACTTATCGCCACAGTCACAGCGCCAGATGAGCGCGACAAGCAGACACGTATCGGGCCGTCCTCGCTGGGCAAGCAGTGCGCCCTGTGCCTAGCCGAAGAGATGCTGGGCAACAAGCAGGAACAGACGTTCAGCCTCTACCCTTGGTACGGGACCGCGATGCACCTGTGGTTAGAGCAGAATGAGCGCGACCCCACCATCGAGACCGAGCGCAGGGTCGAGGTGGGTACTATCAAGGGCTATGGCAGGATCACCGGCACCTGTGACCGCTACGACCATGAGCACTCACAGGTGGGCGACTACAAGCTGGTGGGCAAGAACAGCATGAAGAACATCAAGAACGGGTACATGCGCCTGCCGGATGGTAGGGTCGAGTTCATCGAGAACCAAGCCCTTGAGTATTACGTGCAGATTCAGGCGTACGGCGTCGGCATGGCGAACGAGGGCTTTGAGGTCAAGACGGTTGCCCTGTATCTGTTCCCCCGCGACTCGATGAGTGTGAGCGGCATCACTATGGTCGAGTTTCCGTTCAACCCCGACATCGTGTACGCTTACATGGAACGGGCAGCAGACATCTACGAGTACGCGCAGGCGTACGGCACCGAGGACATTGAGGGTGACCCTGACTGCTGGGGTTGCCGGAGGGAGGGAAGGTACTGATGAACCGTTACGGCGAGGTATATCGCTATCAAGGTATTGAGATGGCAGCCAGGAGAGCTGTATATGCCTACAACTTTGGCGATCAGACCACTCTTGCCGCTGCAATGGATGAGCTTTCATCGCTGCTGTACACAGAGGAGGACTGAAAACATGAATCCACAGAAGGAAGGACTGCGGCTAGCGCTTGAGTACCTCGACGCTGAGCCCGAGTTCATCTGGGTATACGAGGACGAAAATCTCCCGGCTGGGACTACCGAGGGAGACCTAGACATGATCCACAGATGGATGAAACACTACGTTACGCAGGCACGTACACTACTGAATGAGGTGTTTGATGGCTAAGTTTGATCTAGCCAGCTTGGGGATTCCGATTGGCCCCCCTGTGACTAAGGCAAACAACAAGACTTTCCTTGTATATGGTCCGCCAGGCTCTGGAAAGACCCGGCTAGCAGCATCAGCCTCAGAGGTCAAGGACTTGCAGAAGGTTCTTCTCATCGACGTTGAGGCAGGTTCTGCATCCATCGAGAACCTGTACACCAAGGGCATTGATGTAATCCGGCCCTCTGATTGGGATGAGTTGAAGGCAGTGCTTGAGGCACTGCTGAACAACGACGACCACGGGTACCAAACGGTCATCATTGACACCATCGGCAAGATGATGGAGTACATGCTGCCCCACGCAGAGAAGAAGGCGGGAAGCAACAAGTTCGCCGTTTGGGGCAACTTGGCCGATGACACCTTGCGGTTCATCGACATGCTTCACCGCACAGGAATGACGGTGATCGTCCTGGCACACACCGACAGTGAGAAGGATGAGCTGACGGGCAAGGTCACCACCTCGCCGTACTTCCTCGGACGCAAGACGGGGAAGGAAGGCCCCAAGATTTTCGATGTGATAGCGTACCTGTACGTGGACAAGGATGATGAGGGTGATCCCCTGCGCATCCTTCAGACCGAGGGTATGGATGGCATTATTGCCAAGGACCGCACCGATACGATCCCTGTCCTGCTGGGCCATCCCAGCATGGCTAAGGTGCATGACTACATCGCCAGTGGTGTAGTAGGCAAGGGCCGTAGCAACACTGCTGCGGAAGACAACACTGAGGAGGACAACTGATGAGTGACCGTATTGTTCTGGACCTTTCCGGCGCTGAGGACGCGACCAAGGCTGGCGGCGGCGGAGACTTCTCGCCCATCCCCAAGGGGTGGTACGAGGGCGTCATCTACGAGGCTTCCCTTGAGAAGACGGGGCCGAACGCCAAGAACCCTGGCAAGCCTTTCTACAAGCTCCGGGTGAATGTCACCCAGGAGGGTGAGCACTACAAGCGTGTCGTGTTCGATAACGTGATGCTCTTCACCACGGAGAACGCCCCGTGGATGGCGCAGAAGGGCGAGCAGCTCGCCCGTGTCACTGAGGTGTGGGACGGCGAGGACCGCTCCAAGGTCCAGTTCCCCACCCCCGAGGAGTTGCAGGGCACCGAGTTGGAGTTCTACGCCACCGTCAAGCGTGACTCCTACGCTGAGAGCAAGGATGGGTGGGACGGCGAGCCGATCTTCCGCAACGAAATCTCCGCTTATCGTCCTGTCGGCGGTTGGCCCAAGGAGGACGATGGTGGCCTGACCGGCGGCAAGAAGAAGGCACCGGCCAAGAAGGGCAAGCAGAAGATCACCCTCTGATAGAGCCCCTCAGACAGTGGGGCGGCGTACCCACTAGCGACGGGTACGCCGCCCTTGCTGTATCCTTACATGAGAGGGACTAGTTTTAGGGAGGGTTATGCTTAAGTTTTTCACGGCGGTGCTGCCTGCTGCCGAGGGCTGGACCCCCCTTTTTCGTCTGGACGAAGAGGGGGTGCTGCGAGACACCCAATGGTTCAAGTGGCCTGCCGAACAGAAAGATATGTGCGAGTGGGCGGACAAGCACAGTGACGAAGATTTGTACTTCAGTCCGATGCTCTACACAGAGCCGAGCTTCCGCACCGAGCGTAAGCACGCAGCCAAGGCTAACGTCATCGCAGCATCTACGGTCTACGCTGACGGTGACGAGGCACAGCCGGACGTGTACAAGGTTCCGCCGACGATCAATGTCAAGACCTCGAAGGGGCGCTGGCACAACTACTGGCGGATCACCGACACCACAGACCCGCAGACCATTGAGAGCTTGTCGCACTCCGTGACAGCCGCTCACAGGGAGGACGGGGTAGACAACGGCTGGCCGCTGTCCAAGCGTCTGCGGGTACCGGGCACGCTGAACACCAAGGCGGGCATGGCCTACCCTGTGACAGCGCACTACGACGGTCCGGCGTACACCCTTGCGGAGTTCGCAGCAGACTACGAGCCCATCGAGTCTGTCGATGTCACACTCACTGAACTGCCTGAGAAGCTGCCTACGGCGTGGGAAGTGCTGGACAAGGTTGACCCGGACCCCGAGTTGCTGCACCTGTTCCAGAATCGCCCAGCCCCTGGTACGTCTTGGTATCCGCTGCTGTATCGGCTAGAGGTACTGCTGTTTGATGCTGGGCTGTCGCCTGCTGAGACTTTTGTAGTCTGCCGCAAGTCTGCGGTCAACAAGTTCGAGCGTGACGGACGGCCCGAGTCCGACCTGTGGAAGGACGTGCAGCGGGCATGGGCCAAGTATCAGGCAGAGAAGGAAGTCAAGGAGGAGGCACCCGAACGCCTTGACACTGATCCGCCTGAGACGATGGAGCAATGGGCCGAGGAGGTAAGGGCCGACCGCGAGCGCAAGAAGCAGCAGGAAAAGACCTGGGACAATCTGGACCTGCTGGACCCCGAAGAGTGGGAACTGATTTCCGACACATTCATTGAAAAGTACACCAATTGGTGTATTGCACAGTCTGCTCAGTCAGCGCCTCAGTACCATGAGGGTGCAGCGTTCATGCTGCTGGCAGTGATTCTCAGCGAGTTCGGGTACGTACGGCCCACTTATGGCACCGTGACCCTGAACCTGTTCATGATGGTGTTGGGCGGCACTACCCGGTCGCGTAAGTCCACGTCGCTGTCCTACATGCTGCGCCTCATCAGCGGCCTGTCGGACGAGGACTACGATTACGAGCTGCCCCAGGACGCCACTCCTGAAGCGCTCACAGAGGTATTGGGTGAGCGGCCTGGGCGATCCTCTCTCCTGTGGCGTGATGAGGTGCAGGCGCTCTACGAACAGGTCAAGGGCGGCGGCTACATGCGGGGCCTGTTCTCCATGCTCACCAACGCCTACGACGGCTACGTGAACGGAATGCTGCGCCGCACAGGGAACGTCAAGCGGACCAAGAAAACCTACACCAGCCTCAACTTCTTTGGCATGGGCATCTTGGAGAAGCTGACCGATGTGCTAGAGGATGAGGATTTCGAGTCTGGCTTCCTTCCCCGATTCATCTGGATCGTAGACCACGGGATGCAGTACAGCATTGGTTCTGCTGATGTGGAGCAGTACGAAGAGGGCAGGACCAGCCACCTCGACCAGGAGTACCACAACCTTCTCGCTGTGCTGTTGAGGGCACGGACGTTCTGGCGCAAGTACCGCAACAAGACTGGCGACAAGGCACGTATCGCATTCACAGACGAGGCGTGGCAGCGCTGGCAGAGGTTCACAGTGGACCTTGAAGGCGCGGCTGAGGAGCACCCGACACGCTCTAGTGTCCTAGTGCCGTCAACAGCACGGATGGGCAACACGGTGCTAAAGATGTCTGCGCTGCTGGCGATGCTAGACATGAAGCACACTGCTGAACTGCACCACGTGCTGACGGCCATCAAGTATGCGACGAAGTTCGTCTCATACATGGAGTACGCTGCCCGACAGGTCAGCATGACTCAGATGGCTAAAGACTTGGACGAGCTAGAGGAACTGTTGTGGGGTGCAGGCGGCACGATGCCCTACCGCACAGCGCTGAAGCACTTCAAGGGCCGCAAGACGCTCCGTGAGTTCAACGAGATGTTGGAGTGGCAGGAGCAGGCAGGAAACCTGCGTAAGGACATTCGAGGCAAGACGATGTATTTGGAGGCGATCTAAGATGAACACTGACGAGATTCTTGACTACGCAATCGACATGCGTGAGCAGGCGCGGAAGACCGACCCGAGAATGTTTGAGTGGCGTGCCCCGCTGCGCACCCTTGTCCAGTCGGGCGTGTTTACCACCCCGCAGGCAGCCGCAATCTTGCGTGTCAGCAAGCAGTATGCGCAGCGGTACATGAAGGAGATTGAAGGCCCAGCGAACACAGGTAAGCGGACGCGGGGAGGGGTGTCGGGTAAGTTGGACCCGGAGAGCCTTGACCGCATCAAGCTTCTCCGTGCCCTGTGGACTTCCCGCGAGGCAGAGACCGAGCCGAACAAGCGGGGCCGGGCCAAGCCCATTGGGGAGACTGAGCGCGAACTGATTGCTGCCATCCTCAGTGATGAGGCAAACGGTGTGCGTATGATCAGTTACCTCACCACCGTCCCTGTACAGACCCTTTACCGGGTGCGGAAGGAGGAAGAGGCGTGACGGCACATACCTGCAAGACGTTCAATCCTGACTGCTATCGCTGCGATCTAGGGCTCGATGAGGCTCTGTATGGAGCTATCGATGAGCTGCACGACTACCCTGGATGTGCTGTTGGCGGGCCGCTGCATATTGTTACTGATGATGGCAATGTTGAGGACGCTCACCTAGAGTTTTGTGAAGAACAGTTAGGCGAGTGGCCTACAGATGTGCAAGAGACAGCTTACGGCATCATTGATTTGCTGCGCTCTGTCCATTTAAACCGGCGAGAAGAACTCATCGAAGGATACTGGTCTGCGACGGTGCTACGTGACTAGGCGTAAGCACGAGCCTCTACCACTAGGCGGCAGTCCCGGCCTGTCGGGGTGGTGCCTAGCAAGCGTCAATGACCATGAGAACTGCAAGTACAGCGCATGTACGTGCGACTGTCACAAGGGAGGGGGTTGAGTGTTCTTTAGGCTTACAGTAGAGTTCGGACGTAAGAGGCAGGAGGAGTCTGACGAGGACGACGGGGTGATGGTGGTCGAGTCCTCTGGACAGCACGAGCGGGCACCGATAGGCTTCAGCGTGGAAGACCCCTGGGAGGACGAGGAAGAGGAGGACAAACATGTTTCACGCGGAAAGCGTTGAGGGGGCGTGGGCCTGGATAGAGCAGACGTACGACAGGGACGGCAGCGACAACCTCACGCCCGAGGGCGAGTACAACCTCAGCGAGGAGAGGGTTCCGCAGGCCGAGGTGGATCGTCTGAGGTCTCGCTGCTGCGGCACAGGTGAGCAACTGTTCGTGATCGACGGCGACCTGTGGCTACTGGCGTGGTCCTATGGGCACTGAGGATGCACGCACCATCGTGTTCTACGACCATGGCAAGTGCCCCTGCGGCGAAATCGAGGCTGACGTAGGCTGCAAGGTAGTAGTCACCACCGCAAAGATTTCAGCGGAGGGTGCCGAGTGGATCGAGGAGTTTTTGAAGGAGGCTAGAGGATATTGACACTACTTAGGCCGTTTTTCCCGTACTTTGGAGGGAAGTGGCGTGCTGCGAAGCATTACCCTGAACCGGTACACGGGACTATCATTGAACCCTTTGCCGGAGCAGCGGGATACGCCCTGCGCTATGCAAGTAAGAATGTTGTTCTGTACGATGCTAACCCTGTTGTGGCGGGGACCTGGGACTATCTCATCAATGCCTCGGAAGAGGAGCTATCTCGGCTTCCTCTTTATGACGGCACCTGGGAATCCACTGATGACTTGCAGGGGCTGCCACAGGAGGCGCGTTGGTTGATTGGGTGGTGGCTCAATAAAGGCGCTGTACACCCTGGTAAGCGTCCGTCCGCGTGGGTGCGTGCGGTCGGTGCCAATACAGGTGAGAACGTGTGGGGACAGGGAGTAATCAATCGCTTAGTTAGGCAGGTACCCTACATTCGACACTGGCAGGCACACAATCTTTCGTACATTGATGCGGCCAATGTGGAAGCGACATGGTTTATCGACCCCCCTTATGAAGTGGCAGGTAAATACCCCCATAGGGATATCGATTTCGATGCCCTCGGGGTGTGGTGCCGGAGCCGGAACGGACAGGTTATCGTGTGCGAAAACGAAGGATCTACCTGGCTGCCTTTTCAACCCCTACGTGAGATTAAGGGGACAGCAGGCAGAGGCCGTAGTGGGGTAAGCAGGGAAGCAATCTGGACAAGCGGGAGTGTCCTGTGACAGCCACGATCAACCTCATCACAGAGCAGGAGCTGACGCCTACTGCCATCGACGTATTCAAGCGGGCTAAGCAGGAGGCGTTAGGGGATACGCCGCTGGAACTGGTGGTCAATGACGAGGACGTTACCCCGCGCCTTGTGCTGGGTAAGGGGGAGGGTGATGTCACGACGCTCTCTGTCAAGCAGATTGTCAACAAGGAGACTGCGGTCACTGACCTTGCCATCGCGCTGCGCAACGTACTGAACCTGCCACAGCAGGAAGAGATTCAGTATGAGGTCATCAAGGACTATGGGCCTCTGGACCGGCTTGGCCCTGTTGTCATGTTTGATATCGAGGTAGCGGGCGATATCGAGACTGACTTGCCCTCTGAAACCCCAATTATCAGCATGGCTTTCAGCGATGGTCAGAATATCTTTGTCGTGCCTGAAGAATTGTGTGAAGGTGACCCGCACGGCACTATTGTCAGCATTCTAAAGAGCCGTACTATTGTCGGGCACAATGCAAGATTCGACATGCGTACAGTGTCTGACCGCCTCAATAACGGCGAGCAGATTTACCCCGACCACGACACCATGCTTATGCACTATGCGATGAATCATGGTGCTAAAATGCATGGCCTTAAGCAGCTCGCACAGAAACTGTTCAACGCCCCTGAGTGGGAACACGACCTAAAGAAGTATACAAAGGGTGGCGCACACTATGAGAACATCCCCCGCGACCTCCTTTACAAGTACAATGCCGGGGACGTTTACTGGACCGGGAAACTCTTCAATCTGTTCCGTGACCAACTAGAGAATGACCCGCCCCGTCGTAAGCTGTATCTCGACCACCTGATGCCACTGGATCACATGTACCAGGATATTGAATCCGGCGGCATCCCTGTGGATGAGGAATACTTCAAGCGCCTGTCTGCGGAACTTGGCGAGAAGTCACAGGGGCTGCTGGACCAGATGCGCAGCATTGTCGAGGATGAGAAGTTCAACCCCGGTTCCTGGCAGCAGGTCAAGAAGTACATCGAGGGTGAGATTGGCAAGACCATTCCCTCCACCGACGAGAAGACGTTGACGCAGGTCAGGGCCTCACAAGAGGAAGGGTCAGCGGCTCACACCTTCATCTCGGCCCTGCTGGACTACCGGGGCACCACCAAGCTCCGCAGCACTTACGCTGAAGGCACCCTGTCACGATCCCGTAACGGTGCGGTGTACCCGCAGTTCCTGCTGCACGGCACCACCACGGGCCGGACTAGTAGCAAGTCACCCAATGTTCAGAACCAGCCTCGCGGACCCGTCACCCGTACCGGATTCGTAGCGTCCTCTCCTGACCACGTTGTGCTCTCCGTGGATTACAGTCAGATCGAGCTGCGAACGCTTGCCGAGCTTTCTAACGATGAGGCAATGATTGCTGCATTTCAACCCGGAGCGGTGGACTACTTTGATGCAATGATGCCTGGCACCAACCCTGACAAGTTTGTGGATGTGGAGAGTTTCTATCTCTACAAAGAAGCTAATCCTGCTGAGGCAAAGGAATTGCGCGCGCAGGTCAAAGGCGTACAATATGGCCTCAACTACGGTCGAGGAGTAAAGGCTATTGCTGAAGAATTGGGGCTGACCATTGAAGATACTGAAGGTCTTATTCAAGGCATTTTCGATACCTACCCAGGACTAAAGGAATGGCAGGATAAGGTTAAGCGGGCAGTGGTTGACCCCAGCCTTTCCTATATGCTGACCACGCCATTCAATAGACGCTTCCAAAGCGAGGTAGTTACCAGCCGCAACAGAAATGCAGTAGAGAATGCAGCAATGGCATTCGTGCCGCAATCTACAGCATCTGACATCACCCAGAGCGCAGCGCTCCAAATCCACAAGCGGGTTGGGCAGTTCGATACTCGCATTGTGGCTACGATTCACGACGCCATCGTGTTCGATGTGCCTATCGATAAGGTGGATGATGTTATCAAGATGGCCGAGACAGAGATGGTCGGCGCAGCGGCGAGTGTATTCCACCGCGTAGAGTTTTCTACAGAAGCAGAAGTAGGAAGGAGTTGGGCTGATGTCTAGGGATAAGAGGGTGCCCGGTGTGCAGTCTTGACGGTAAGCGCATGTGCCTCGCGCAGTGGTCTGTGGACAGGGTTGTGGATGGAGACGAGGGTACAATAGAAGACCCCGTTCCAGCTCCACCGAGCGCGCCTACGCTCGACATCGAGTTCAAGGAGAACTGATGACCATTACTGTCTACACCCTGCCTGACTGTGCCCAGTGCAACGCCACGAAGCGGACCTTGGACAAGTACGGAGTGCCGTACACTACTGAGCTTGCCACCAACCATCTAGACGTAGTAGCGTGGGCGAAGCAGGAGGGGATGGGTAGCGCCCCTGTGGTCCTAGTGGAGGAGGATGAACTGCTGGTAGATGCATGGTCGGGGTATAGGCCGGATCGCATCAAGGCGCTTTTGCAGAGGAGGGTGGCATGAAGCTTGAGGATATTACTGATGAGATGGCAGACGCGGCCAACATCGCACTACATGAGTTCATGTGGGGGCCTGAAGAGCCGCTGACCCGCCGGGACCTCGGGATTATCCGACAGTCCATGAAGGTCGCCATCGCGGCGGCATTTGCTCAAAAGGATGCATGTGTATGCACCATTGGAGTGCAGGAATGCTCTGAACACCCCGGCCAACTGCGCACCAAGGAAGAGAAGATCGCGTTCCGCAAGGAGTGGGATGCGCGGGTAGGGGAGGAGAACAATGCAGGTTGATTTGATTGCGCACACGGTGCTGGCAGCGCCGGGACGAATGTACGACTACATGGTGGACGAAACCCCGTACGAGCGCCACATGCCCGAGGGTTCGGTAACGTACGCCGACGAACTAGTGGAGTTCGCTGGCAGAAGTTGCTATACCAGTTGGAAGCGCCCCAACCCGGCGACCGCCACCAACGAGGGGTACATCGCCAACATTCTCAAGCAGGGGCACTTCTCGGTGCTTGAGCACGCGAGCGCCACGTTCTATGTGCAGGGTGTGAGCCGTGCGCTGACCCACGAACTGATTCGCCACCGGCACCTGTCCTACAGCCAGTTGTCTCAGCGGTTCGTCAACGAGGACCGCGAGGACGACCTTGTGCTGCCGCCCGCTGCGGAAGACGACATGGTTACTGCCATGATTCACCAGAAGGCACACTGGGCGGCGCACGGGTACTACAACGACCTCGTGGCGCACTACACCAGCAAGGGCTTGCCTCGCAAGCAGGCCCGCGAGGCTGCCCGTGCTGTCCTGCCTAACCAGCAGGAGACCAAGCTCGTTTGTACGGGTAACCTGCGGGCGTGGCGTGATGTGATTGCTAAGCGCAACGACCCCGCCGCTGACGCTGAAATCCAGTTGTTCAGCAAGGAGATTTTGCGGCAACTCAAGCAGATTGCGCCGCATTCGTTTCAGGACATGGAGGAGGACTAATATGAGGAAGATTCTCACGCTTGTACTGGCAGCACTGTTCATGGTGGTGGGAGGTGCGGCATTCGCTGACGAAGGCTCCGACGCCCCGACCCCCTACCAGGTGACCACCGAGGGTATCCAGCTCTCGGCTGGCGACACGTTCCAGGCCCACGGGCACGTCAACGTCCGCTACTTCGACGGTGACGGCATCGAGCAGACTGCTGGCATTCAGTTCGACCCGAACAACGACCACCCCGGCGGGCAGTGGATCGGTGAGTCCTTCATCCCGTGGTCCGCGTTCGGTATCACCGAGGGCCGCATCACCTGGGTTCAAATCCACGGCTACAACCAGCACTTCGGTGAGGGTGGGCAGAAGCCCATCCCGGTTGGCCCTAAGCCGGAGCCCGGCACCGAGACCCGTGAGGTCGAGGACACCGAGGAGCGCGAGGTCACCCAGTGCCCGAGTGAGGAGGCCGGGTACGGCACCGTCACCACGATCCGCGAGACGTTCCATGTCACCGAGCAGCGCACCTCCACCATCGAGTGGGACGGGGCCGACTGGATCGAGACCTGGGGTGAGTGGACCGAGACCGACCGGGAGGTCGTCTCGACCGAGACGGTCGAGGTCCGTGAGATGACCGACGCCGAGTACACCGAGTGTGGTATGCCACCCACAGGGGCTGGTCAGGTGGCCGGGCTTGCTGGCATCGCGCTGCTAACGTTGATCGGCGGCACGTTCCTGGTGCGTAGGAGCAGGGCATGAGTCAGTTTGAGTGGGCGCACTTCAATGCTTCCGGTGGAGCCTCGGTGCATAAGTCGCGGGAAGAGGCTGAGCAGGCGCGTGATGACTACCTTGCGCATGTGCCCTACCCGGTAGACGATCCGCCACGGCCTGCCTCTGATGGTATTTGGGTGCGGGAAGTTTACCCGTGGAGAAAGGTATCCTCATGACCCGCGTACTCGCCATTGACGCTGGCCTCAGCAGTGGCTGGGCTGTGCTGGACTTCAAACCCGACAGCCTCCCTGTGGAACTGGCGCTGTACCAAGGCAAGATGGGCCTGATCGAAACGGTGGATCGCATCTGCGAGACCTACAAGACCTACGAGCCCGACGTGGTTATCACCGAGAAGTTCAACCTGCGGCCTGGCAACAAGTTCCTGGCGGACCTCACCACGGTCTCTGTGAACGGTGCTCTTCAGTACGCGATGCACGACAAGTTCGGCGTCGAGATGGTGGAGCAGACACCCTCGCAGGCTAAGGGCCTAGTCTCGGACAAGGTGCTGAAGCGTCTAGGCATGTGGCCCACAGGGAGCACTGTGGGTGCTAAGGACGCTGACGATGTGCGAGACGCGCTACGCCATGCGGTACACTTTGGCGTAGTGGAGCTGAAGCACCGACCTACCGCTGAGCTGGGATGGCCACAAGAGAAGGAAGAGTGCTGCGGCTCTATCAGAGGCTGCCTCACCTGTCCAGAGGAGGATATATGAGCAGCGCATACCAGTTAGAGGCTGCGGTGTCTGCGGCACGCACATGGTTGGCCTACCAAGGAGGCAGTGCCACATACTACGTCCTGCCAGACAACATCCTCATCCAGTACGGCATCACTTCCATCGACGGCCACCCTGTGGAGGTTTTGCGTGATGTCCCGCAGATGGTGACCGGCCTCTAGTTCTAGGGAGCAAAGAACCCCCGTCCAGCAGGGCGGGGGTTCTTTGTGCTCAGCGCTTACACAGCTGGGGGCTCAGGCATAACCTCGATGTCATCCTGGTAGGCATCAGGGATGCCCTTGGATGAGATGTTGAAGTAGGATGCGAGGCCAGCCACAGGAGGGCCGATGAGGACTACAGCGGCAGTGACAAGGGCTGTAGTCAGGTCAACCTCGCCGTTGATGATAGCGAGGATCGCGGTAGCAGAGATGCCGGTGGACAGGGTGCCGGCATAGCCCTGGTACAGAGTGCGGACAAAGCCGCGCTTGGCAGCGAGCCGCACGTCAGCAGGAATCACAGTGGTGGGCATAATCATTCTCCTTCAGTCAGACGGGCGGCGATGTCCTCACGGACGCGCTGCGCAACCTCAGCGGTGTCTCGCTCAGGCAGGGCCTCAAGAGCACGCGATACCGCACCCTCGATGTCTAGGTGCTCCACGAGGGCAGCGGCCACCTCGCCCGCATCGACCTCGATACCGAGGTTGTCGAGGATGGCGGGCAGCAGGTTATTCTCCACCCGGCCCATCGCGTGGTTGGTCTTGGTCACCCGGTCCCGAATCGGGGTCAGATTGCGCAGAATCGCGTAGGCATCTTGGGAAGTGAGGCGTTCATTTTTGTAGCCCCAAACTGCGCGGGCCACCTCGTCAGCAGTTGCCATTTCTAGCCAGTCCTTTCCTGGTGTGGGGGCAGAAGAGCTACCCATTAGTCGATTGTACTCGGTCAAAAACATGTCCCACGGGAAGTTGTGCTCCGGGTGGGCCGGATCAGTGCGGCGACCGGGGTCCATTGTGCGGTGGTAAGTGAAGCCCCATACCCCACGCATCGCCTGTGCGCGGCTGATCCGCTTGGCAGGCACGGGAGCCTTGCCGATAGCGATAAGCTCCTGTGAGAGCAGGTAAGAGGCGTAGGCCATCGAATGGACAAAGTTGCGGCGCTGAGTAGCGGTCAACTTGTTCCAGTTGGCTGCGTAGGTGGTAGCACTAACGCCAGATGCCCAGTTGTTAGAGGGGACACAGTGCCAGGTCTCAGCAGTCACAGGGGCGAGGCGCAGTACATCCCGCCGGGAAGTGCCCCCGGCCAGGGAGTGATAGGAGCCGTGCGTGGTGCGGTTCAGCAGATAGGTGGCCGCAGACAACATGCTGCGGTTAGCAGGCCACTCGAACGTGTGAAGCACAATCTGTGGGATCGGCCCCCGTCCCCACGGAGCAGCGCGGCGCGTGGGATTCCACTGCGCAATGCGCTGGCGGTTCTTCTGGAAGAAGTAGGCCATAGTCAGTGCCCCGTCTCGTCGGTGATGTCTACCTTCTCAATCTCATGGAGGAGGTCTGCGTACTCCTCCCAATCGAGGTCTTCAAGGCTGGGCTCATTAGGCACCAGCTCAGGCGGAATGTCAGTCATGTAGACGCCCTCCAATAATGGTTGTCGGATTCATTCTACACCCGCGATGTTAGAAGCGGGGAAGAGGCAGATTCAGAGTGAACACGAGAGGTGTGGCCCGCATCTGTACAGAGGGGAAGGCAGTAGGCGGAATGACAGGACCGGTGCTAATAGAGGTCCGTCCGCTGCCAAGAAGCACACCCCGGTCGCTCATCCATGTAGTGGGGTTGACATGGTTCCAACCGTTGTTCACTAGAATCTCAAGGTGCAGGTGAACACCAGTCACCACCCCTGTGGCCCCGACACGTCCAATAGCCTGCCCACCAGACACAGTCTGGCCAGGTGAGACATTCACAGTAGCAAGGTGTCCGTAGTAGCTATGGATGCCGTTGCCGTGGTAGATGAGCACAGCATTACCTGTACCAAACCACAGGGTGCCCGCTGTTGTTCCGGTGAATGTGTTGTAGGCAGTGCTGCCGCGCACACGCCCGGTACGAGTTCCTACAACCGTCCCGCTGCCGATAGAACCAACCCACACATACCCTGCTCGGGGTGCAATATCAGTGCCCCTGTGAGGTTGGATACGGCCTGTCACAGGGTGGCGTCGGGTCAGGTTGAAGCCCGATGTGCGGTAGCCGCTGAGCGGGTTAGTCCATGCCATTGATGCTCCTTAGACCTGCTTAAAGTATAGCCTCATCCTGATACCGTGAGTGTGGGGTCATTACAAAAGTCAGCATCCCAGGCTCAGAGTATTGGCCGGTGAACTGCTCAAAATATGCAGAGCCCCCATCCATCGCGCGGGTCTGTACCCACAGACAGGAGCCCCAATCTGCCTTCTCTTCATGGTGGAAGTGGTGGGTTACTAGTACATCAGGACGCTGGGGCTCCCTTGCGGCGAGCATGTTCTTGTACCAGTTCCACGCCTTGAGCATCTTCGTTTGCCCCGGCACGAACTTCCCAAAAATGTCCCCGTGCGTTGTGCCGAGCACCCAGGGTGTACCGGGTACGTCCATGTACACCGCTTCCTTTTCTGGCTCGCAGATGATGTACTGTACATGCTTGAGGCTAGGGTCTCGCTCTGTAGCCTTCTTAGCCAGTCGAAAGACCATCGTGTCATTGTTGTCGCGGGCCGCAGTTTTAGCACCATTAACACGGTTCTCTCCATGATTGCCCTTGGTAGCGAGGATGTATACCTCCTCGAAGTGGGCAGCAAGCTGGTCAATGACGTAGAGGATCATAGTGACCGCAGTGTCGATCTGCTCGCTCTGCGTCAAGTCGTTGTTCACAGGTTGGTTGGGGTAGATGGTGCATCCCTCGATGATGTCGCCTCCCCCAATGATGACCAGCGTTCCTAGCCTGCGCCCGATAGAACGTAGTTCCTGGGCACGGTCGATAGCTAGATGCACCCTCTCCTTGACCCTCTCTAGGGTGGCGGCAGTGCCGCCTCCCTCCATCTTTCCGATTTGAGTGTCGTTGAGACTTACCACGAATACGCTATCCCCGCCCTGTTGGGCAGGCTCAGCCCGGTCTAGGCGGTTGAGCAGTTTGGCCGCGTCTACAGCCTTGTAGACCTCATCTAAGGCATCTTGCTTATCTACTGCCTTGTACTTAGTCCAAGTCCCTGTGATGGGATCACGGACAGACATTCGCTCCACAGTGAGCGGCTGCACGCTCTTGGCTTCAGCCATATGCGCCCTGTGGCGTCTGATCGTTGATTCAGAGACGCCGATCAGTCTGGCGTTCTCAACGTGGTTAAGGTCGGGGTCAATCTCAGCGCACAGATCGCACTGGCGAGTCATAGGTTCTCCCTAGGTTGGTGCCTATAGCATAATAGCAGGTCAGCCTAGGTATCGTCCCTAAACTCAGGAATCGGGGGCATCTCGCTGTAGGGCATCCCTGTCCGCTTGTGGAGCAGCAGGCGGGTCTCATGCAGGACCTCTAGCACCATGCGGAGTCGGCGCATCGCCTTGTCGTACTTCTCCCAGCCTGTCTGCTCGCGCGCGTGCTTGCCCTTAAACCAAGCAACAATAAGCTCAATGAACTTAGTTACCACACCGCCAGAAATCGCCGCAACAACGATGGCTGCCATAGTGCCTTCGGCCATGATGATTACCCCCGGATAGTTAGAGCTGGCGAAGGTCTGGATCGTATGGCCGTTCCCATATCCTAACGAACCTAATAGCCTGAGAAAGAATGATCCCGAATACTGCTGCGGCCTGTAGAAGCCTGTTCCCGCCCTCTGTGACGTGCAGTACCATGATGATCCACAGGTAGACCGAGAAGGACAGGGCTACGGTAGCTACACCCACCCGTTCAAGCCACCACGCGCCTGGCAGCACAGAGACAGCCCCCATGAGCGCGCCCGCTGCAAGCAGCCATCCGAGCATAATCATGGCAGGCAAGCCCATAGCACCCTGGATGGAGGTTGGCGGGGAGTGGATAGTAGCAATGCCGCCCGCCAGGAATCCTAGGTACATGAAGAACCGCAGTACCGATATAATACGCGGCTCCCTGATTCTCATCCACAGGCGCAGGGCTAAGGTTAACTCTCGCTCAGTCATCGGTCGGCCACGTTAGAATTGCATTAATCCAGTTATTAGTGGCGATAGTGGCACTAAGAAGGTTACCTTCACCATTAGCACTGACACTAAACATGCCAGTCCTGTATACATCATTCCTGCGGTGGACGTACGCAGCCGTTCTAACAATCATTGGTGGACGAAACCTGCTTGGCAGAGGCCCCCAAAACTGTCCTGACTGTCCAGACCATGACGGGCCGAGACGCTTCGTACGGATTCTGGCAGTCACCCATCCATTTTTAAGGAGCAGATAGTTCTCAAACCTCCAGCCGGGGTCTGGATTAGGGAGAGCATACGTCTCTAAAGTGTTATCGATCATGCGGTGCCACCCCGCACCACGATTACGCTCCACGGCCCCTGTGTCCTGCCTCTCCACCCACAGGGGGCGAGCAAGGGAGGCAGGGCGTCCAGCTGCGGCCATGTCAGATGCGTAAGCATTTCTCTCCGCAGCATTAGCCACAGGCATGATCAGCGTGTGCTCATGCAGGTATTCAATGGCAGCACTAGTAGACGCCTGACCGAGATTCGAATATGTGTGAATAGGCGAAATCTGGTCAGTCTCGTCGTAGATGTAAATGCCGTTCTCATCAAGAGACCCGATGACTCTGCCCTCTTCCGTACAGTTGTGTATGGGTGAACTCTAGTGTACCGTATACTGAAACTAGTGTCTTGAGGAGGATACTGTGGGCAGACCGGTAAGCAATCGTAAATGCGAGTACCCAGGATGCGGCCTTAAGCACCGTGCAAAGGGCCTGTGCGTGACACACTACTATCAGAGGAAGCGCACTGGGTCTGTGCGCCCAATCCAAGACACCTACAGCGAGAGCTACTTCTGGCACCGGGTACATAAAACGGATGCCTGCTGGATGTGGTCTAGGTCGAAGCGAGGCGGGTATGGGGTCGTTCAGTGGGAGGGCCGCGCACAGTTCGCACATCGTGTAGCGTACGTGCTCAGCAACGGCCCTATCCCGCAGGGCTTGCAGATAGACCATATCTGCCGTATCCGTGCCTGCGTCCGGCCCGATCATCTCAGGCTCGCAACCAACGGGCAAAACCGCCAAAACATGGTTGTGCAAGCGAACAATACATCGGGCTACAGGGGTGTCACCTATGCTAAAGACCGTAATAAGTGGCGTGCAATGGCGAGATTCGAGGGGAAGACTAATCATCTGGGCTATTTCAACACCGCCGAGGCAGCAGGAGAAGCCGCCCGTGCGTTCAGGGCCGAACACTTTACGCACTTCAACGGTTAGGGAACCCATAGTATTAGTTTACCTTACTCTCTAGCGCTTCCAATCTTTCAGTAAGCGCAACGATCTGTGCCTGCCGGCGCACGCCGTCGAAGCGCCCGGCACCCCGGAGTGGTCGGTCAGCACCGACAGGCTGAGGGGGATGCCTTCGAGCATGGGTCAGTCCTCCGGCGACTGGGGCGCTGGCGCGGTCACGTTGGGTAGGGGACGTTGGCGCGGAACAGATGATTCGAGGTGGCGGCAGCGGGGACGTACCACTGCACTTCGCCGTTGGTGAGGATGCGGATTTCTCCGATGATTCCGCCGTCGGTGTTCCAGTAGCCGACGTCGCGCACGTCGCGGCCGGGGCGCATGCTTTGGGGGACTGTGGTGAGTGTGCGCCAGCCTGCTGGGGCGATGCTGCCGAGCCGCCCGGAGACCACGACCCAGGCGGCCCCGTGCCTGCTCAGGCATGTTGCGTCGGCCTCGTTCCAGCCGGGCATGGGGGTGAGGTTGATCCAGCCGGTGTCGGCCTGATCCTCCGACCACACCCGCACCCACTGCTGGTTCCGACCCATACGCCACACGGTGGTCACCGGGCTGCGCGTGATGGCCTCGGTGCCCTCCCATGCGTGGGGCAACATGGCGTCGCGCTCCGCCTCATCGATGAACCAGTTCATGCCGTAGGCGCCGTGGAGGCGGGCCCTCACAAGTGTCCCACTATCGGTCGACGCCATGAGTTCGTCGGTGACGATGGCGTCGGTCTTCGTAACGCCGGTCAGTCGCGGGTTGTTGAACTGCACTGAGCCAGTGATGGTGTCGATAGATGCCTGGGTCTGCTCGTCGCGGAAGGGGTCGCGCTTCTCGATTGCGAACGTCCCGTCCTGGTCGGTGGCGACGAAGTAGTCGTTCCACCCGCGCGCGGCCCCGTACATGGTTTTGTTGCCGCCCAGGTCGACCTGCATCTGCTCGCTGATGGTGTTGGTGTCCAGGTCCACCACGACGATGTACCAGGCACCGGTGGCCCACTGGTCTACGTGGTGAATCCACTCATTGCCGCTACGGGATGCGCTGCCCTGATCACCATGCGGTATCTGGATTTCCTGGACGATGTTCCCGGTGGGGATGTCCGTGAGGGTGATCGTCTCGCCAAAGCGGTCATAGAGCACGTCACCGTGGATGGTGTATTCGGTGGGCGAGTAACGCGCACCGCCGTTGTAGGGGATGCTGCGTAGCAGGTTGCCGGAGTGGTCGTACACGGGGGTGCTGCCGTCGAGGCCGCCGTCAACGGCGATGTAGGAGTCTGAGACGGCGAACGTGCTGAGCGCGATGGGGACGGGGCGGGTAGCCACCTGGTTACCCATCAGGTCATAGGCAACCAAGTCCACCGGTCCGAAGTTCGGGTCAGGTGTGTTGCGGCCTACCCAGATCCATTCGTTATCGACGTCGAAGTAGTGGCGCATGCCTAGGGTGTGGCCGCTGTCCGCGTAAATCTCTCGGACGATCTCGCCGGTGCGCGAGTCGTAGATCACTAGGTAGGAGTCTCGGACGTTTTGGCCTCCTGGGACCGGCAGGGAGACGATGATGTTGTAGCGGATCGCTGAAAGCGACCCGGGCCGTGCGGGGATGAAGAACGGGTCACCCAGGTACACCAGCCCTTGGGAGGACATGTCGATGCCCTCAGCCGTCAGTTCCAGGCCGTAGGTCTCCTGCTGCGCGTACAGCGACCCGGCCAGGCGCAGATGCCCGGCCACGTCGACGTTGTTTGCAAGCAACTGCTCTACAAACGCCACGTTGGCAGCCAAGAAGTCCACATAGGCTTCAGGAATGAACTCCACAGAGAGCGGGGTACTCACCCACTCACCAGGATCAGCAACCCAGCGCCAGCGAGCAACCTGCTCCCCCGCAGCATTGATCTGCGTCCAGTACGCCCCATCAGGTCGATCCGCGCCGTCAGCAGGGGTAGGAGCGTTTACAGCAGTAGTAAACGCGCGGGCAAGGGTATCTTTCGCCTCGTCAATAGCCTCCTGAATAGCCTTGCGGTCCTGAAGGACGAACCAATCAGGCTCACCACTCCACACAGAGACGCGGCCCTGCTGAAGAGTCTCCCACTCAACGCCCGGCATGTCGCCGTCGAAGTAGTCATCCTCGGGCTCAGTAATGGCTTCAAGCATTACCTTGTCAAGAGAAACGTAGTCAGCCTCATCGACACCAGTGATCGTCAGTCTAAGCTTCGCCCCGACAATCTCATATTCCTCAAGCACCGAGGAAGCCTGGACGATAGTCATCGTCTCCACAGGGAGGACAACTGGACCGCTAGAGGCCAATACATTGTCTGAGGGATCGACAACCTCTAGCTCCGCTGTCACGTCATCATTGTCACTGTAGGCCGTCAGATGAGCAGTGGCAGACCAAGGAACACCGACGTACGAAGTCTCTGAACCGCCCTCGCCGTCTTCGTCATCGTCTGTCCCCTCAAGCTCCAAAGATACAGTGCGGCCCTGCACCTCTTCAAGAACAAACGTAGCGCCGTCTGCCGTGGCAACAAGGTCAGCGTGAGGGTCAAAGCCCTCCTGCCACACAAGATCGCCGCCACTGAGGGTCCAATTCTCAGTGCCCTCAGAGAAGTTCGGGTTCAGCGCGTAGTTGATCCGGGGGTACTCCCCGTGATCGATCCACACGCGCATGAGGTTGCCGTCCGTGGTGTCGAACCACCGCTGGTTGTGTCGCGGGTTCTCTGGCGGCTTAGGCTCCCAGTTGCTGCGGTCGTTGCGGTGCGCCTCTTCCGCAACCTCCCCGACCTCCTGCTGCACAGCCTCGATGATCTGCTCCGTCGCGGCTGCCTGACTCGCTACCCCAGTGAACCGGGCACGAGTAGCCTTGAGGTTAGTGTCAGCAATGCCCGCTGCTCGCTCAAGTGCGGCGAGGCGCTTTTCGAGGTCCCTTCCCCACGCCTGTGCGTCCGGCGGAAGATTGCGCTCAGGTGTAACCAAGATTGTGCTCCCTAATAGAATGTTCCCTCAAACAGTCTATCAGGGTGCAGTCGCTTTACTGCTCTAGCCCCAGTAGGGGCGGTCGGGGGTGGGGGCTGTCAATACCGGGACTACTGCTCGGGCTCGGCGTCGAGGGCGGCGCGGAGTGTGTCTGGATCGCCGCCGCCGTCGCGGTACTTGGCAGCCAGGTCGGCCACCTGTTCCGGGATGACGGCGAGGTTCGCGCGGCGTTCCTGCTCGGTGAGGGCGTCGCGGCGGAGCTGGTCGAGGTCGTCGTCGGTGAGGGTGCGGATCTGCTCAGGGGTCATCGGTGATCCTCTCAGGCCGGGGTGCCGGGCAGAGCGTCAGGCCAGGCGCTGGCGACGGGGACTGGTTGGGAAAAGTGGTCTACGTACAGGTTCGGGAGATATACCTCTCCCGCTCGGGGGGCGCTTACGTTGCCGCCTGCCTGGATGCCGAAGTTGACATACGTTCCGTCCGGGTCGGGCATGAATGCGTTGGTGCCAGCGGTCGGACGAAAGCCGGGCGGAAGAGCCATGAACGTGAAGTTCGTGGCGGCAGTTCCATCTAGCACGCGAAAGCGAAATGTAATGCTGCTCCCCTGTCGGCGTACCTGAGCACGGGTGGCGGTCCATCCATTGATGAGCGCAGACCGAATGTCGCGCCATCCGGTGTCGCCGTAGATCATCACTCCGCCGACCATCACCCTGGTGCCTACGGACGTGTCCACGGTGATGTCGAGCGCCTCGCGTGCGTCGGCGGGTAGTGCGGCGGCCAAGACCGCAAGACCAGCCGCGCCAGTCGCATGGTTGGGCATCGCGGCGACCTGCCCGGGGCCGACCTGCTCGCCGTCGATCACCAGCCGGTCGTCGTCGTCCAGGTGAGCAAAGGTGCTCATAAGGGATGAGCGAAACGGACCATCTTCTGCCAGCTTGTCAGCCAAGTAGTCGCTGCTGGTGCGGGCCTCAATGCCTGTGTTTAGCGGAGAGCCCCAGTTCTTCTGGCCCACAAAGGGGAGGTCAGGAACAGACATCAGCCACCATCCCCATATTCGCCGCGCCCGTATATTCCACTGCCATATGTATCTTCCTCTACTATATCAGTCTCTGGCCTACGCAGAGGCATAAGGCTGAATGATTTAGCGTCAGCATCCTGCCACAGAGTGTTGAACTCCTCAGTGGTTAGTCCGAGATTATTGAAGTCGGCCACGGTGGTGTCCATTGAGCCGTCAACGGACAGCCCTTCAGGACCCGCTGACATGGACTCGATGCGGTACATGGCACCGTCCCGCTCTATGCGAGAGCCCACTACATTACCGAACGTCTGATCAAGCCCACGAATCTTGTTGGTGGCTGCCTGTACAGACGCCTGCCCGCCACTGTGCGCCGCAGCAGCGTGAGCACCCGTCACCATCGCCTGCTCGCGCGAGGTGATGTACGGGTTGTCCACAGGGGGCGCAAGCTCAGAGGTCACCTTCAAAGGGTTTGCCCCGGTGAACAACCGCACACCCTCCTGCTCCCAGGCAACTCCGGTTCCAGTAATGTGCAACGAGTTGAAGTCTGTGCCTCCTGCTGACTCCGCAATGCGGAAGGGAGAAAGGTGGTCAATCTGCGCCCCTGTGATCCGTAGCAGTAAGCGGCCCGGCTCGTCAGTCAGCAGCACCTCTACATTGCCGCCCGCAGCACGCCACTGCGCAGGAGTAATGGGCAAGTTGTCGTTGCCCACCACCGAGTATGCTCCGTTAGTGCCTGACCGGTCGCCCGGCCCGACACTCATCATCGCAACAGGCTGCCGTACGTCAGACAGCGAAGCGTTCACTGACAACTCGTACTCGGAAATCTCCCCGGCCTCTACTGAGTGGATCGGCGGGTCTTCGCCAGGCACAGGGAAGACCTCTCCTCGGTTGATGGGCCGGTAGTTGTAGAACGCCACATCCACTGCTAGTGAGGCGGTCTGCCTATTGGTACGGAAGGAGTAGGCCGTTTCGTTGGGCAGCGTGATGGTGCGTGAGCGAATAGGCCGCACCACGATCCTGTCGGCCACAAGGGCAAGCTCAACACGGTAAGCCGCGCAGAGGCTCTTTACTTCATCCCACACATTACCGACGAACCCAGGCACATGCACGGTGCGATCCTGGGCCTGAAAGTCCAGCAGCGAATACACGTTGGAAAGGTCCATCAGTTTCTGGAACAGTCCACTGAGAGACCCAGAGTACGGACCTGTGGTGCGCTGGGCATTAAAGTTCGCTAACTCGCTATTGGCAATGATAGAAACAGTAGCGCCATCTCCATCAACGTCCTGAGCGGTACCAATAGTAGTACCGTAATCAGAGTCCTTGAGAACAATATCAGTGCCCTCAATAAGGCGAGAGGTCGGCCAATCAACAGTGGTCAGACTAATGCTGCCAGCCCCACCATTCATACTGCCGGGGTCAATAGGAGTAATATCCTCCTCGACGCCCCATGCAATCACATTGCGTGGCTCGGGAATACCATAAATCTCTACGCCCACTGGCCTACCTCAATCAATGTCGCGGTTCCGTGGTAGAAGTCTTTGGCTGCGCTCGACACCGTAATATCAAGGCTATCAGGCTCGAACTCTACAGCGGAGGCACCGCGCCCCGGCACAAACACGGCAAGGTCTTCAGCATCCCCGCTTTCAGCGAGCCGAGCAGTCATTGCCGCGATAGTAGCGGTGCCAGTGCCCTGTAGCGAAATGCTGTACAGGCCCGGCTGATCAATGACAGTGTTGGTCATTTCCTCTGCGTCGTTAGCCAGAGGGGCAACAGCCATTCCATTCAGCTCAATATGGGTGTCTCCTGTGAATGTGCCTTGCACTCCGAAATGTAGGAAATAGCCGGGCGGAACGGGCAGAACAATCTCGGCCCTTTCCAATTCCTCGTCATTGATTTCGTACCTTGCAGCCACAGAGGGCCGTCCGTTTGAGGCGGTTAGATTGGCGGCTGTAGGAGGGTTCTCATATACGAGAGAAGGTCCATCCTTCAGAGTGGTACGCGGCATTGACCACGACTTAGGAAGAATGTTGTCGTGAGTGCCGGGCATCACCATGTAGAAGGGGCCTTCGCCGTAGCGACCGCCATAGAAGTCTTCGATCTTTGCCAACTCAGCTCGACTCTTCATGGTCCAGTTGAACTGGTAGGCCATGTGATGTGTGAGGCTGCGCCGTACAAAAGCACCGCCGTTGATGAAGCCGCCAGACACCCCCCACCCACGATAACTGGCCCCTGCCTCGCCATCCGGGGCAGGTAGCCAAGTCATGTGTTCCGCATTGCCGAAGTACAGGCCACATTCAGCCATTACCGTGTTCCTCTCCGCGCAGCGTTAGTATTCTGCCCGTTAGTAGTCGCTGCAATGACCTTACCATCCACAGCAAGAACAGTGCTCACAGCACGGGCGATCTGCTGAATGTTGTGAGGCAGCAGGTTCACGTCCTGAATACCACTTCCCGCACCTGCTCCGGTCTGCACTCGGACAATCGGGTTGAACTTCATGGTCTGCACTGCGTGCATAAAGTCCTTGCCGTAATGGTTTACAGCCGGGACAGGCATGACCCACTCACCCGAGCGGACAGAAGCCTCCGGTCCGTTCGGGCCGACCACTAACTTGTCGTCCTTGTTGAGTGGCCCGCTGTAAGAGCCAGGAAGCTGACCGCCGCCCGCGAACATCGCATACGGGGCACCGCCCCCGTGACCACTAGAGCGCACGCGGGGGGTCGTAATCTCCTTGCGGATGTTCATTTTATTCGCTTCCATCGAACCGCTCATGCGCAAGTTGTCATTCGTGGCACGGACGGTCACAGGAACGGTGCGGCCCTTAGCAAGATCATTCAGCTTGCGGCGTGCCTCGTCAACTTCAGCACGGGCACGAACACGCACCTCACGCGGCACCCGCTCAATGTCGCGCTTCAAGTCCTTGAACACATCGCTGAGCCGTACAACATCCCGGCGGTTGTAGCCCATTTGCGTGAGCTGGTCAATGAACTTGCGCCGCAGGTCTTCTGCGTAGCGGGTGACCTCCTCGGTGGTGGCCCCGGTCTCGGCGTAGGCGATGATGAGGTCGGCCATCGTGGACTGCAAGCGACGAACGTCTTCGCGGTTCTTGATCGCCTGCTCGCTGTACCCGGTCAGCGCGTTGCGGTTGCGGTCGAGCGCCGTGGCTTCCTTCTCAGCCGCAGACGCCAAGCGGTTCTTCTCCTTAGCGTTCTCACGGGCCTTACGCGCCTCGTTGCTGTACTCGTTGTAGCGCGTAGTGTCACCGTAACGGCGGGCCACAGCAGCGAAGATTTCCGCCTGCTCAGCCTCGATCTGAGAGTCGCGGGCTTCCTGTCGCAGCGAGCGCGCTTCATCACGGAGGCTCTTGACCTCCTCACGGGCCTGCTGGGCGGCATTGCGCATCGCATGGAGCTGCCCCTCCATCGTGTCACGCGCCGACTGGTGTCCGCCGAAACGGTCGAGGGTGTCACTGAAGGCGCTACGAAGCTCCTTCATCGTCTCCTCGAAGATGCGGCCTTCGTCGCTCGCCTCAGCGATCTGCTCCTTCAGGCGCTTGGCCTGGTCAGCAGTGTCGCGGGTGCTCTTGTTGGCCTTCTCAGCCGCCTTAGCAAGGCGCTCCTGCTCCGCAGCCGAGCGTGCAAGTTGGGTGGTGTTCAGTCGCTGGTAGTCTGCTGCCTCGCGGTTCAGGTTGACCTGTCGCCGCTTAGCCACGTCGGGTGCAGCAATCTTGGTCCGCACAGTACGCTGGGCGCTCTTGACCGCGCCAGCGCCCCAGCGAGCCACTGCCCCACGCACGCCGTCCGACTGTGCCGCGATGTTGTTCAGCACCTGGATGGCGTAGGTCTGCAACACCTCCAACTTCTCCATAGCGTGCTGCACATCGACATCAACAACCACCGGGGGCGCGAACAGGGTATCGAGGTGGTCGCGGAAGAAGTCAAACTGAGAAGTGTCAACCCCCATCGCGCCGAGGTCAGCAACAATGCTCTCCACGTACATGCCGAACGCCTGCGCCCCGGCCTCAGCAGTCATTGCGCCGGACTCGACCTGCGCAGCGATGTCCTCGCCCACAGCGGAGATGAGGGACTGAAGCGCGTCCATATTGGCACGCCCCTTCTCCGTCATGATGTCGAAGGAGTTGCCGTTCTCATCAAGAGACTGGCCCAGCTTCTCCATCGCTGCATAGACAGCGGCCTCAGCATCGACAAGGCCGAACATCTCACTGACAAGATCGTTGAAGGAGTCAGCGAGGCTGTCAACCTCCTCATTCAGCCCAGCAGCGCCCTCCGTGGCGTCATCGAACATATCGATGCCAAGTTCGCTAGTGATGAGGAACCGGGAGTTAATCTCGTCCAACCCGTGGTTGAGGTCAACAATAGTGCTGCCGACCCTTTCAGCAAGCCGCCAAACTTGGTTAGCCTCATCCTCTGACAAGCCCCACTCAGGAACCGCTCGGAAGATGTCTCCCCGCACTCCGCTACCTTCACGCAGCGCGCGCGAGAACTCCTCAACATACTGACGTGCCCCCTCAGCACCCTGGTCCTGCCATAGGGTTACCAGCTGCTCAAAGTCGAAACCGCCCTCTATCAGTTGAGTGATGTCCTCAGCAGACAGTTCCTTACTGAGCGCATCAGCAAGGCCCGCACGCATCCAAGCGTCGGTGTGCTCACCGATGGCCCCGATACCTTCAAGGTAGGCGTCAGTAACGCCACGAACGGCCTCAGCCTGGTCTTCGTGGGCCGGGATGAGCGTGCCCTGAAGCGCGTCCGCAGCAGTCTTGGCAGCGGGCTCTGTCTCACGAATCTGCACGTTCAGCTCGCCCAGCACATCAGTCTGCGCGCCACTGGCAAATTCCTCGGCATCCTTACGCAGCTCCTGCATCAAGGACTCCATGCCGCCCGCGTTCTCGATAAACGAGTCCGCGTGCGCCTTGGCTGCACTAGCCGCGCTTTCGTGGGCATTCACCAGACCCCATACAGCCGCGCCCACGGAGGCGATGATCCCAATAAGCCCGATAGGTCCGCCGATGGCAGTCCACATGCCCCGCGCGACCACACCAGTACGGGCCATCACCCCCTGCGCGGCAGAGAGCTGAGCAGTGAAACTCCGCACCCCGGCAGCCGCAGTGTTAGCAGCAGGGAAGGTCTGACGGAACTCGTTGTTGAGATTCCGCAGCGTCAGCATAGACCGCGTACTATCAATGTTGAGTTGTTGGTTCACCAGGCGGAAGGCGCGCAGTGAAGCCAGAGAAAGTGCAATAGCCGCACGCATTGCAGCCACAGCACCAACAACTGCCAACAGCGCAACGGTGCTGCCCTTGGCCCACGAAGGCAGGTCACGGATCGCGTTCATCAGGCGAATGAGGACTTCAGCCACCAACTGCACCGGACCAAGGCTGTCCTGCCCAAAGGAGTCGAGCATTCCCTGGAACGCGGAACCCAGCTTCTCAAGGCTGGCAGCCGTCGTCTCGAAGATGACACCGGCCTCAGTTTCAAGGTAGTCGCCGCGTGCATAGGCGTCATTCGCCAGCATCATCGAGTCGGCGTAAACCTCGTAGCCGTTGGACAGGCGGTTCAGCAGTTCGATGTCACGGACGTTACGCAGGCCCAGTCCCTCGCGGATGAACTGGCTCCGCTGGATGTTGTCATCCATCTCGCCAATAGCCTGGGCAACCCCCTGGAAGAACTGTGAGGGGTCGTTACGCCACAGGTCGGCAGCAGCCTGCTCGGTGATGCCTAGTGCGGAGGCGTAGTTGGTCAGTGCATCAGTCCCGTCAGCCACAGCAGCGTTGATCTGTGCAAAGACGCGCTGCATCGCGCCCCGCGCCATCTCCGGGCGGATACGCAGCGAGGCCATCGCCGTAGACAGGCCGACAACTTGATCCGCGCTGAAGCCCGCCATGTTAGCCGAGGTAGCGATGGCCTCAGCAATCGCCAGAATCTCCGACTCGGTAGACACAGAGGCGGTACCCAGCTCAGAGATTGAAGAGCCGAGACGGTGGTAGTCAGCCTCAGTCAGGTGCATCATGTTGGACAGGCGTCCAAACGACATAGCAGCCTGGTCCACCGACACGTCAGTGGTGGCAGAGAACTTGGCAACCGTGTCAGCGAAAGACTCAAGATCGTTAGCCGCAATGCCCATCTGAGCACCGAGGGTGCCGATCTGCGACAGTTCCTCGAAGGTCACCGGAATCTCGGTGGACAGGTCCACAAACCGGTCACGCAGAGTTGCTAGCGGAGCCTCAGCAGCCTGCGTGGTCCGCGCGACGTGCGCGAACTGCGCCTCCATCTCGATAGCGGCCTTAGCAGAACTCACAGGAAGGGCGAGGGCCGCAGCCGACACAGCGGTGTAGGCGGCAGCAATCTCATACAGCGCGTACCGGGTAGCGGCTAGTCCGCGCTCGTAGTCATCCTCGGCAGCAGCACCCTTCTGCGTCGCCTGAGTAGCCTTCTCCTGCTCTGCGGTGGCCTTGGCCTGTGCCTTCTCCCGGCGTGCAAACTCGGCCTCCATCTCGCGCTGCGCGCGAGTCTGCATGACCCCTTCCTGCTGCACAAGTTCGCGTCGCCGGGCGAACTCTGCTTCCATCTCACGGCGGGCCTGCATCTGGACGTTGGCACGCTGGCGCTCAGCACGCTCATCCTTACCGACGCCCCAAATGTCAGTGCCTCGGGTGGATGCGCTAGCAGCCTGCTGCGAGATGCGCGCCCGGTTAGCCTCAGCATCAGCAACAGCCTTGATCGCCTGCGCCTCATTGCGCAGAGAGCCACTGTACGTGCTGGACGCCTGGGCGAGTTGCTTGTAGAGGTTCAGAGTCTCCTGAATGCCCTCGACCCCGCCAATGGGGTGCTTGACATTCTGCGCATTGATGGCCTGCAACTCCTTGCGCATATTCGCAAGGGCATCGCCCATCTGCTGTTGGCCCTTAACAGCCTCTGGACTAGCAAGGGTCTTAGCGGCGCGAGCATACGCACCAACAGCAGAGGAGAGCTGCTGGTAGAGCTTTAGGGTGCGGCCAGTCTTCTCAGCCGTCTTCTCACTAGTACCGCCAACCCGCTTGAGCGCCCCGTCAAGTGCATCAAGAGTACCCTGAAGCCCCTGGGCTTCCTTGGCGGTTTCTCCGAAAGCCTTGACAGCAGTACCGGCGTCAATGCCAAGTTCAGCAAAATACCTGTGGTCTGCCACCCTAGCCGCCTAACCCCTAAAGAAAATAGTAAGTCCTCACCCATTCTAACAGGTGAGGACAAACTACTATTGGGCGGTTTCCATACCCTTCAGACGAGAGGGCAATTGGATATCCTCGCCCTCAATCTCTACGGGCACAGGGACGGCGTACCGCATTCCACCCTTCGGCGGGTCCTGCTTGTCTTGTTCAAGGGCCTGGCACGAGTAGCAGACCGTAGTCTTCAACTCGAAATCAATGTGCGGGTCTTCCGAATGCCCCAGCCAGATAGGAACACCGCACTTGGGACAAAGTTCGTCCTGATACGTCTGCCACGCTAGAGCGAGTTTCTTGTCCTTTGGCAGCCACTTGGTAGGGTCCTCCCGGCCATCTAGGAAGAAGGCCGTTGGTACTTTATTCTCGATAGCCGCCTTGATTGCCGTATGCAGGTAACGATTCTGCTCCTTATGAAGCTGCTCCGCTACGAAATCCGGCATCAACAGCCTTGTCCACAAGGTGTGCAGCGAAGGACAGACTCTCGAACTTCTGAGCGATCTTAATCCACTCACTGTCGTACAGCGCGGTCTTCAGTGCACGTAGGTGCTCAGGCTTCACATCACTCACGACAGCGCCGTCAGGTCGGACGATCTTGGTCACAGAGGCGGAGTACCACGCGATAAACGTCTCGTCCTCGCGCTGGATTTCCTTCTCGCCGCGCTCCTCCTCAGAAGCGTTCTTGGCAATCTTGATGTCCTTGAACACCTTCTTGACCAGCACCTTGCGCTCAGCCTCATTGACCGCTCGCATGTGCAGTGTGAGCGCAGAGGACTTGATCTTCTCCTGAAGCGCCTCTACACGGTCCTCGTACTCCTCAAGAATCGGGTCAGCCTCATCAGCAATGCCCTTCGGCCCGCCCTTACCGCTGCGCTGCACAGCCTCCTCGTGCTCGCGCTTCAGCGCCTCAATCTCATAAGCCGTCTGAGTGTCGGTGTAGACCGTCACCGTGTCGGTTGGCACGGCGGTGTTCGCCGTAATGAACTCCTCAAGGTCAAACGACTCAACAGCCTGCTCAACCTGCTCAGCGATGTCGGCCATGAAAGATTCTCTCCCTAAAGTCTAGTGATTGCTGCCTGTTCATAGTACCACGAAGGCCCCACCCTTTCGGATGGGGCCTATCGCAGAGATACTCGGATACCTCCCTTCGACAGGAGGTGGGGGCTAAATCAGTCGCCGCCCCCGCCCCCGCCACCGCCACCGGTCCCGGTGAGTTCCTTGTTCAGAACCATGTCGCCCTGCTGAAGGAAGGGAACGGTGAACTGGATCGGACCCTCGTCGCCGCCCCAGACATCCTGCGGGTTGTCGGAGAGGAACTTAAAGGCCGAAATCAGGTCGCCGGCAGCCGGAGGAACGTTGTTCTTCTTGCCGATCCGGCGGACCAGGTAGCCCTCAGCGCCCTTGTGCTTGAAGAGCTGGAAGGCCAGCTCCATCGCAGCGTCGTTACCCTCCGTCGCATCCGGGTTGTTGGTCCGGAAGAACGTCAGGTTGCCCTCGTAGTTGTCATACGTGGGGGTAGCGACGTTGCCCTCGTCACAGATGGAGCGGGTGTCGTCGGTGTCCGAGTCGGTCGGGTTGAGCGTGGAGCCGGTGACGATAGCGCACGAGATGTTGTCTGCGGCCTCAAGGACATCGAGGTCAATCTCGTCAGCGCTCTGAACGGCTGCCCCGTCAACCCACCAAATCGTGGTGTTGGGGTTCATCAGCTTTGCCATGAGAAGTTACTCTCCTTCTACAGAGTTGTAGGGCTCCGTATTATCGAGACCATAATCCTCATAGGACTGAATCTCAACAGCCTCGTTGTCCTCTACGCCAGCAGAGGTGTCATCGAAGCCACAGGGAATGCACGGCTTATCGGAGAGGGGGGTATCCTCATCGACCGGCTCGAACGCCTTACTTCTGAGCGCGTAGTTGTCATCGCGCTCAACTACACGCCCGGAAATGACGTGACGGTACTTGCCCATACTGCGTTCCTTCCATGTGTCCTATCTAGGATATGGCATTCAAGGGGTGATAATCAAACTATACTGAAGCATTGACGTATATCTAACAGGCTTTAGCGTAGAATCCGCTGGATACCGTGAAGTGCCTGTTGACTCCTCATACATTTCAGATGCGCCGTTCGGCTCAAAGCCTTCTAGAGCATCACGCACCTCATCGGACATCTCATTGAGAATGTCCACAGTGGGTGCAGTGACCAACACTGTCACCGTGTGGTACTTAACGTCATCGCGGGTAGAGGTAATGCCCCGCATTCGACGCCCGGTACGAAACACCCCACCATAGATCAGCGTGGCATAGGGCAGCACATATCCTGCATCGCTAATAGGCACATCTACCCCGTCAGGAACGTTGCCCTCGAATATGCGGCCCTGAAGCTTGGGCACCAGTGCAATAAGCCGCTGCTTGATTTGGTCATCAATAGGACCAGCCTTAGCAGTCATGCTGAGCGGTACCCCCTATCCTGTAGTTCGCTGCGGAGTTTGATATAGGCGTCCAGCAGGGAGTTCGCAGCCGGAATGCCGGGGTGGTTGCCAAACGGGTTGGTGCCCTTGTCCTGAAACTTCACGTACGGCACGCCCCATTCCGGCCAGCCGAACCGTAGGATCACCCGCTCTCCCTCCGTGTGGACGGTGTAGGAGGAACTGTCGTGCATCATCCACGTCTCGTAACGTCCCAGCGGATTCGTGCGGGTTCCTGCATGCGGAACAAGGTTGTTACGGACCTGCCGCACACCTTCCTCGCCAAGCGCGTGCAGTTCCTGCTCGGTCATCTCAACAACCTCATTGCGCGCGCGGCGCAGCACATCGGCATAACTGCCGATGTCATCGCCTCGCCATCGGATGCCGCTATTCTTCGATGTCATAGCGGCTCCCGAGGTTCGCGTCACACAGGAGCGTGCGATGCCAGTTGTCGGTGGCCCCGATAGGGTTACGCACCGTCAGGTTGTAGCGCTCAAGGATGGGATCGTTGGGGTTGTCAACCACCTTCACCACATCCCCGTGCCGGATGTCCACAAGAGGGGCAGGCCACTCAGACTTAGGCACAAGCATGTTCTTGGCGAGGTTCATCTGCACCCGGACAGCGTGCTCAGCGGTCTGCTCCATCGCCCACTCACGGTTACGGGCGCGCCAGTCCTTGTTGGGTGTCACGGAGGCCATTCCACGCCAGATGGCAGTGGGTGAGGGGTATACCCACTCTCCGTCAATCCATTCGGGCTGGGCGTCTTCCGGCGAGGGCCGGATGACCTCGATGAGGCCCGTCATTGCGCCTTCGATAACGGGGGTCATATGACGAAAGTAGCGCGGATCGATCATCCCGCGTCCGCTTAGCAGTCCCATTAGCGGAGCCCCCACAGAGGCGGCTGAGGATCGTACGGATAGATGTTGAACGCCTCATAGAGTTCCATCTCTTCGTCTTCTTCGTCAGCCTGCTTTCGAAGCCAATCAGCCCGCTTACCTAGCGAGTCAGCGAGCTTAGAGCCGTCAGTCTGCCGGTCGTCGGAGCGAAGGACTTTGAGGATTAGACCCTCTGTGGTCGCCAGTGTGTTGACCGCAAACGCGGCAGCCCTGAAGATGTTGTCTCGCGCCAGTGCGAGGTAAGACTGAATAACATCATCATTGAAGATGTACTCCGCCTCAGCGCTGAGGTCGGCAGGGTCTTCTAGCAGTTCTACGTCAGGGATAAGTGACCTCACCTGCCCCACAGGGGTGCTGTAGTCAGGTGGGAAAACGTCAGTGGCAGCCATGCTCCAAGTTTAGCAGAGTGAAAAGACGTAGCCCCGGCCATTTACGCCTAAGCGTAGGGATGGTTCCGGGGCCTTCGTGGAGAAGGTGGGAATCGAACCCACTTCCTACTGGTGCCGCGTGCGGCCTTCCAATAGTCGATACCTGATCTTCCCCTTCAAGGCCGCTGGGGGTTTCCCTCACCGTAGTGGGTACACCGTGCTTCCAACGGCTCTCGCTGGCCCGGTAGGACTCGAACCTACGACACTCCCGTTAACAGCGGGGTACTCTGCCTGCTGAGTTACGGACCACAGGCCCCTCCCATTTGAGCATCGTGGAGAGGCTTGGAAGGGGGTCTATTAGAACCATGCTACCACGTAAGAAAGGACCCCCGCAGGGCGCATCGTTGAGAGGCGGCGGGGGGACTGGTGCTATCTACTATAGCACCTAACTACGAAGCTTGAACCTACGAAACTACAGATAGGGGCGGGCGGGAATCGAACCCACGCACTTGCTTTCATCGTTTGACGGTGCACCGCACGCTCTACCACTGAGCTACCGCCCCTATCAGCACACAACCCTAGCAGTGTGACAAGAGAAGTGTCAACATGACGAAGCCCCCGCCACCAACCTGATGCTGATGACGGGGGCCTCGCGCCTATGCTGTCGCCAGCACTAGGTCATGTAGACGGTACTAGCGTACCACACGTTGTTCGTAAGCCCGCAAATAGTCTACTGCCCGCATGACAGCCTCGCTATTATCGCCTAAAGTACCAATGGCTGTGTTACACCGGTCGCAGAGTATCCCTCGAACACACCTACCACAAGATTTCGTCCCAGGACAGCATGAATGATCGTGGTCCACTGCCCACTTGTGGTCTGGATCAATGCCACAAACAGCGCAAATGCCTCCCTGCTCCTTAAGCATGGCATCCATCTTCTCCGCAGAGATGCCGTATGTGCGTGCCCGGTACTCCCGGCTAGAACACTTCTTGCACCTAGCCTTCAGGCCGTCCATATGCTTGGCAGAACCTTTGTGGAAGTTAGACACTTCCTGCCACACACGACACCCAAAACAGTATTTACGTCCCTGCCCATCTCTGTCCGCTGCCCTAATAGGGCGCTGGGGGGTGGAGTAGCGTTCAGACCAATGCTTACCACACATCGTCGTACCCCTGTACTTTATTCTGTCGCACCCAGGTACTCGGCATAGGGCGGTGTTTCCGTCTTCTCTAGGTGGGTAAAGTGGTGCGGGCATTATGATAGTCCTTTCTGTCGTTTGTCACATCTTAATTAAAGGGTACAGTAAGGCCCCCTGCCAGTGCAAACAGGGGGCCTTACTTAGTGGCTACTGCTTAGGCTTCACCAGAGCCGCTGGACGCGATAGTCCCGTCCGCATTTGCAAATCCGGAGCCGACCACATGGCGGATACGAACCTCGGCGTCATCCGAATCAAAGGAGCCCTCGGTGTAGGGAACGTCCCCACCACCGATGTAGCGGCCCGTGTTGCCCGACACCCGCATCTCCGGGGTACGGCGACCACGGAGGAAGGTCTCGATGATGGTCCGGCGACCGTTACCGGTGCGGCCACCCTCGGGCAGGAGGAACCACGTCGAGTCAGCCGTAGCGTCGTCACCGTTCAGCTCAGCAAGGAACTCGGACTCCACAACCCGAATCTGCGCAGGCAGCGGGTTGGAAATCTCGAACTCCCGGCCACCGACCGTCTGACGGACCACAGCGGCGTTGACCAGCACGTTGGCGTACTGAGTCAGGGCCGGGGGCACCAGCAGGACGAAGCGGTTGACGCGAACCGCGCGACCGTTGTGACGCTGCTCCTTGACCTGCGCGATGGCCGCGAACAGCGCATCGAGGGTCAGCGGGGAGTTGGCCGGAACGTTGGTCTCGGTGCCGGTCACATCGCCCAGGGTGGCGACGGAGCGGGCCTGAAGAACGTTGCCGTTCCCAGCGTTGAAGTTCGCGGAGTTGATGCCCTCGGGGCCGACAAGCTGAAGGTGCGCAAGCGCCTCCTCAGTGTCCACAGCGAGCTGGATCATCTCAGCCGGGAGGGATGCAATCTGGTCCCACTCGTCGTTGATGAACGCCTCGAAGGAGAAGTGAATCCGCGCACCGTTCTTGTGCGTGGTGAACCACTTCTCGCTCTCCCGGTACTCGAAGGTCGGGTACGGGGTCAGCTCGGGAATGCGGGGAAGGCCCACAGAGCGCGTCTGCCCACCGTTCTCCCGGTGCAGCATCGAGGAGTCAGGCAGAAGCTCGTACAGCCCGCCCGGACGGAAGTCGTTAAGCTCGAAGTCCGTGGTGAACGTGCGGTACACCGGCTCAGCCTGCGGGTACTGCTCCTCAAGCTCAGCGTTGACAACCTGCCGCATGAAGTACGGAATGTCGTCAGTGGTGATGGCCTCCTTCAGGAGAGCCTGCGACTTGTACTTACCGGCAAGGGCCTCAGCGAGCACCTCGCGGAAGTGGTCGGTGTTCTTGATCAGTCGAGTCATTGTCATTTTCTCCTATCAGCCCGCGTCCGCAGCAGCCGGAGCGCCGTCGATAACCACAGTGGCATCGCCTTCGCCTGAGCCCTTGGTGGTCAGCGAGTAACCGAAACGAACGTTGGTCCCGGCGGTCGCGGTCAGCGAGCCTGCGCCGGTGATGTACACCGGCTGAAGCGGCTCAAGCGCTCCGGTGACCGGAAGGCGGTAAGCACCCTTCAGCCCCACAGAGGCGTAGCCGTTGACGTTGCCGCCCGCGTACTTGGTGTCTGCCGTAACCTCGGCACCCTCGGCGGGGCCTCGGTCAGTCTCCGCAACACCAACGAGTCCGATGTCTGCGTTCAGGACGACCGGGTCACCGCTCTGAGTGCCCTCGGGCACAGGAACGGAGAGGGTGTCCACATACTTGAAAACCTGGTTCTTTGCCATTATCAGGCACCCACCTTCTTGAACGGAACCTTCACCGGCTCCTTGCGCTCTTCAACAACGTGGTAGCCGTTACCAACCGACTGCCGAACGCTGTCCTCGTACTCCTTCTGAGCATTGATAGCCTCTTCCAGCGAAACGCTCTCGCTGACTCGGGCAATCGCCATAGCCTGGCCTGCCTCAGAGAGTTCCGACGCGGCAAGTGCCTTGGCTGCCTCAAGGGCGTCCACGGGGGCTGCGTCCTCCTCCACGACCGGCTCAGGAGCCTTCAGACTCTCAGCCACCGTGGAGAACTGCTCACTGAGGCTGCTAATCGACTCGACAAGTGCGTCGAGCTTAGCCTCCTGCTCCGGGGTCATACTTTTCTCCTTCTGTGTGGTAACAGATGCGCTCTCTCCGATGGAGACGTACTCAGTGGTCGCAATGACCTTCGTACGCTCTCCAATAAGAGCAGAGGGTAGACCGTTTGTGGTCTCATACTGCTGCTCGTACGTTCCGCTGTCAGCGGTGTACCAAACAGTCTGCTTGTCGGGATCGAAGTCCCGCACCCAGCCCCACTCCATGCCCGTCTCAGAAGCGACAAGATCAGTGAGTGAGGAGTGAATGTCCGAGGACTTTGCCTCCTCGACATTCTTGGCTCGGGCCGACTCAAGCAGTTCAACGAACTGTCCGCCTGCGCCTGCCTTGGTCACAACGTCCACGCTCTCTACCCCCGAGAAGGAGGTAAGGACTGGGCCGTCATCTGACTCAGTGACAGTGCCATATGCGCGAATGGAGAGGCCGACCATATCGGACAAAGCCTCAATGGCCGGGGCTGCCCAAGGCAGGAACTCGGCCTCCGCGTAAAGAGCACCATCCTTGTACTCCGCCTCAGAAACAAGGCGTCCGACAAGATCGCGGACAGACCGCTCAGGGCGGTCAGACTCCTCGCTCTTACCGGGGTGGTCAAGGTACATCTGAGTACCCGCCTCGAAAACACTGGCGTAGTCCCGAAGCACGTTTTCAGGGTAGATAGCGGAGGAGCCCTTTCCCGCCTCTATCACCTTCACACGCCAACGCTTGCCGGACCTGCTTTCGGATGGGCTGTCAACAAGAGCGCCATTAAGGCTTTCCCTTAGTTTGACCACAAGATTCCCCTAACTCCTAGTACAATTGAAAGAATAGCACGCTTTAATGCTCAAACACAAAGTCTAAGCGTCCGTAGGACCGCCTGGATTGTCTCTTGAGTCGTTTGTGCCGTCGCTCAATGGCCCTACGGGACTTTGTTCTCCCGGCCCATCCGTTACTTCAGGCTGCTTATTGTAGTCTTCGGGAATGTCATCAACCGCCTTGTCGGTGACAACCGCAAGCGCATTAAGCACCTCACCACGCACCTCTTCCGGGTGGAGAACACCCATATCCTTGGCTAGGCCAATCGACTGAAGACGGCGGTGTGTCTGATCGCCGTGAAGATCATGCCACGTAATCTCACCCTCAACGCCGAAATACTCAAGCACCCGTTGACGCGACTTCAGGTGCGTCTTACGGCGCAAGTTCATGGTGTCAATGGTGGGCTGCTCAAGAGCATTCTCAGCACCCTGCCGCCCACCTGCCGACCCGTCCGTCAGAATCACAGAGAGGGGGATATCCAGTGCGGCGGCAACCATGCCCGCAAGCGGGGACGAAGCACTGAAGTCCACAGAGGAGCCGGACTTGTTGATGGCCTGCAAGTCCTGTCCCGCACCAAGGGAGACCGTAGAGCCTGCCTCACTACGGGCAACAGGCTGTGCGAGCTTGGCCGCAGCGGCACGGTTGCCCTTTGCGGACTGATTGCTCAACTTGAATGCAAACCGGGCAAGGGCCTTCTTCAGCGTGTAGTCCGCCTCAAGGGCCTCCTTGTAGGCCCGTGCCCAATACACCGCGCCCAGCAGGTCTGGCACACCGTACCGCCACCCGGTGGAGCTGTTGACCGTGCTGTGCTCAATAGCCTTGCTGTGGTCAATCGGGGTCTCGCCAATCTTGTTGGCCTTGAGCCGCTTGCTCACAGGGAGGTCTACGGCGGGGTAGTACGTACTGACTGTATCCTTGCGCGTCTCACCGTCAGAGGTCTGCGTGGTGCGGCGAACATAGGTGCGCTTGTAGTACCAAATCTCGCTGTCGTAGTCCGGGTTGGTGATGATCCCAGTGATTTCATGGAACGGGATACGGCGAACCTGTTTCGTCGCGGAGTCCAGCAGCAGGAAATACTGCCCGTCCGTGCAATAGGCGGCTTCTAGTTCCTCCTGTGCCTCATCCCCGAAGAACTGCTCCTTGTTTACCGGGTCTTCAAGGATTTCATTGGCCGCGTCAGGATAGTTGATCTTGTCGCGCCAAATGTTGGCGTTACGGACCACGATGCCGCGCTTGACAAGCGGGTTCATCGCCCGCAGAGCGCGTGCGTCAGCGGCGTGCTCCCGAAGAACATCGAGGTCAATCTCATCCGTGTCGAGCACGCCCCCGCTGATAAGCCGCCAGCCCTTGTCCTCAGCACGCAGAGCCGCAAGACCGGTACCGTTAACGGCCTCTTCCAGCCGTTCGTGCTCGGTGGTCAGACGGTCAACCTCGGAGAGCACGGAGCCAAAAGCATCCTTTAGTTCCCGCACTCCGCTATTACGGGTGAACAACGCCATTACCTAGCCCCTGTCTCAAAAGAAGTCATCCCCACTCAGTTTAGCAGCCCTACCACGGAACAAATGACCAGGCTTCTCGTCCATCGATTGTGAGCAGTTCATCTTCATCAAAGATGTCTTCCTCACCCACGATCTGTTCACCCTCAATACCGTCCCCGTGGACATCGGCGCAGGTGTAGAGAAGCCCGTCAAGGTAGTCAGGAGACTTCACGCCCCGCTTGCGCATGTCTTCCTTGGACTCGATCAGCATTGCCGAGCCTCGGATGGTGTACCGGATCACTCCGAACTCATCAAGGAGTTTGTCATGATTCGGAATGGTCAAGTCACCTGCATGGATTTGTTCGCGGAGCTTGTCGTACCAGTACGCGCGAGCGTTGTACCACTTGGTGGCGTCCGGGCTAGCCGCAGAACCAATCATCTCGTACACCGCTGCCTCGGGTAGCAGCCGTGCTAGTGCGTCAACGACACCTGCACCCACGCCGATGGCGTCAACCCGCAGTTCGCGGCAGCCAAGCCTCTTGGCATGGCCTGCAACCCGCTCAGCGGTCTCCTGGGTGTCCAGTCCTGTCCAAGAGTCAAGGAACTCCACATACTTGCCCCACCGCACGAACACCGTGGAGGAGTCGCCTCCGTAGCGGGCAACGTCAACGCCCATCACAGGGGCAGCGGTCTCGGACTTCTTGTGTTCCTGGTTCTTGGCCGCAGCATCGACCAGCGACTGATTGAACAGGCCGTCATCAGAGGTAGTGGGGAACTCCGCGAGGATGTTCGACTTCCAGCGGTTCGAGTCCTCGCCCCACTCCTTGCGCCGTAGTTCCACCCACTCAGGATCAGGCATTCCCGCCAGCAGGTCTTCCGGCACCTCTTCCCCAGTGAATGCGGGGGAGTCGAATGCCGAAATGGTCATCAGGTACCAGTCTTCAGGCTTTTCCTTGAACAGCCTGTGAAACTCTGTGCCGGGCGAGGTCGGGTTCCCAATAAGCAAGATACGGTCGTGCTTAGCGGTAGTAATGCGCTGCAAGCCTCGGAAAATGCCGGGCGTCAGGCCGTTTGCCTCATCTCCAATGGCTAGAATGCCGCCCTTACGGTGCAGGCCCTGAAGGGTGTTGATTTCCTGGTCCTCAGCACTGCCGTCAGCAGGCTTTACACCGGAGGCAACCATACGCTCAGTAGTGCCAAATGGGTACATCCAGCGTGCGTCCTGTGTAATGCGTCCCGGCAGTCCCGCGCGGACGTGCAGCTTCTGGATTTCAGACCACAGGAGGGCACGAACCTGGAAGTTGGTCGGGGCCGTCGTAAACACCAACGAGTCAGGTCCTCGTGTTGCCACCCACCACGCCGCAGCGACGGCGGCGCTCATCGTGTTATGGGTGGGGATGAAGTTCTCTCCCGCTAGGTAGAGGCTGCGCTCATTGTCAACGGAGATGCAGCGAGAAGGCACCTCTTCAACCTCCCTCGCTGCCACAATAGTCCTGCATGTGGTCCGAGACACGCTTGTTCTAGTTGCAGCAGTGAACTTCTCGTGCTTAGCCCCACCGGGCGTGAACGGGTTGCTGTTGGCGGTGAAGGCCATACGGTACCGCACACCAACATCACGCCCGCTGACTGTGGCACGGTTTTCCCGCAGGTTCACCTTGTACCCAAGGCTGCGGATCAGCTCGGCAAGGCTCTCAGCTAGGGGCCTGTTCATCAAATCGATGCCAACAGTGCTGTCCCTGATAACGAAGCCATCAGTATCTAAGATGCCTCGCAGCACCTCTCTCCGTTGCCATTCAGAGGCACGTAGGTACTCCATAGGAATGTGCTTGTTGCGGTACACATTCATCTTCTTAAGCAGCCGCACATAGTCACCCCTCTTGTGTGCGGCTGCGAAGGTGTACCCATAAGGATCAGACACCATCTTCGTCAGGGTGTATCCCTTAGCGTTAAACTCTTCTATGATGTGCCCGCCATCGTTACCGATGTACATCTGTGGAGCCCTGCTAGCCCCATCGCCCAGCCACGCCCCGAAGATATAGGGGTCCAGAGGCAGGTCAGCATCGGGCAACTGTAGTGGGGCCGCTATCGGAATAGCGTGCACTGGCTGGTTATTAGAGTTTCGCAGAGTATCTACGATCTGCTGAGTGGTTTTAGTGCTGGACTCATCCCAATGGTCCCGCCAGTCAGCACTAGCACCCTTTCGGTACCTCTTAGCCCTCTGCCTATCAGTGTGGGTAAGCGTATTCCACTGGTGGTCTGCGCAAGCCACTATCGTTGTACCGTCATTGAAGGTAAGCTCGTACATCTTGCCAACCTGAGTGGGCGAGACGTACGTGACAGTAGTAGGCTTCCCGTCCTCACCAAACACCTGATCACCTACCTTGAGAGAGCCCATCGAGGACCATCCTTTAGGTGTAGGGATCGGAGTGTCGAGGGGCAACATCTTCCCAACACTGAAGGTCGTCTTAACTGCGACGTTCTTATGCGTGACCAACGCACGCATAATTTCCTGCTGCTTGGACCACAAAGTTACGTCAACCTCATCCATTGCCCATGAAACAGGGTCATTGAGGTGCAGCGAATGGTTAGCCTTCTTCTGAAGGTTTTTGGCTACCGCCTGAAAGTTGACCATCAGACCTTTACCTTGTCCTGCTCAATCTCCTTCAGCGGCTCCGCAGAGGCTTCAGCGACCCACCGATCCCACTCAGTTTCGAGCTGTTCCCGCGCCTTTTTGGCGGTGACAGTGCGCAAAACCTGCGCCTTTAGCGTGTCGGAGACCGCCTGGACATAGTTTGTGACTAGCACCACTTGTCTTTGGTCAATAACCTGCACAATCTGCTGGGCCTTCTCCTTGTGGAGGCCGAGTAGAGCAGAAATCTCCTTGATGACGCTCAAAGTGAGCTTCATGTGGTCAACAGAGCCCACCTCAACAAGTTCATAGCACTTGTCAATCAAGCGCTCAAGACGCCGAAGCTGCAAAAGGCGGTATTCGTACTCATTGACCTCATTTTCAGACTCCATGAACGCCATGTAGTCCGCATACGCCTTCTCAGGCGTGATTTCATAGTCTTCCGCGATTTGGATGAAGGACTTGCCCCGTTCGCGGGCCTGAACAATCATTTTCGTCAGCGCGGACGCTTCTACAACCTCTTTTTCGGCCACAAATACTCCCTCACCTGCAATAGTCCTCCCTACATACTACAGGGTAATGAGCGTTGGTCGCGCTAAGTCCACCCATCCACTGCCCGTTAGGAGATGTGCGTAGGGCTCTTCGGGCTGCGCAGGTGGCGGTGCCCACCCAGTATCACCCACAGTTACCGCGTCAATGGCGTATTGTGCTCCGGTGTTGGAAGTGTTTACGCCAAATCGAGCGTATTCAATAGGAGCCGTGCCCCCCGCAGGCAGTGGGCCGCTGTCCTCATCCGGCACTGTCCCCATGAGGTTCGCCCCGTAGAACAGTCGTAGGCGGTGTTCCTGTCCCGCATCGCACAGAATCTGCACTCGCACCCAGCTTCCAGCCGTAAACTGTGCCGTAGACTGCCACACAGCCGTGTAGCCGTCGCGGATAGCGAGTTGTCCCCCTGTGCGGTACTGAAGGTCGCCCACCTGCGAAATGCCTGCACCTGGCCTGCCTTGGTACCACACAATGATGGGGGTGTTGGTGCTAGGTACAGTCACGAAGTAGATGAAGGCTTGAATATGCGCAGCCGCAGGAGGATGTGCCAATGCCCCGCGCGAAAGACCGCTGCTTCCGTCAGTAAGGAAGCCTAGGTTCCCCTCCACCACATACTCATCAGTGAATGTAGGCTCGCCGTCAACACCGTCAAGTGCAGTATTGCTCGTCGTCACAGGAGCACCCGGGGAGCCGCCCTCGAAGTCCTCCGAGAATATGATCGTCATGGTGCTCCTAGTTGTAAGTCTCAGCAATAAGTTTGGCCGCTGCTGTTGCTTCGGGCGAGGATCGAGTAATGTTGTGCTCCCCGCTAATGGGGCCAGTTCCTGTATCGAAGATCAGGTAATGCAGTGCTCCGTTGTCGTATGCCCACTGAGAGGTAGTAAGGAACCATTGTGCCTTGCGGTTAGGGTCTGTGGGGTGTTCGTGTGCATTGATTTCTCCGATGCCCCACGTATACCCTTCAGGAATGGTGCTGACAACACGCCCAAATGCCCCGGAAGGGTGATCCCAGTTATCGCGCCCGTACCCGTGGACGCTGATATGCAGTCCTGGCACGTCTGGCAACCACTGCGCAGCATAGGGTCGAGGGTTCGAGGGGTACCAACTCCAAGTCATCAACGACACGGCCAGCCGTACCCCTGGGGGCAGCACCAACACACCAGCAAGATGTTCCACCGCCGCACAAAACGCCGCAGGGTCAACGTCTTTACTGTTCTGATCCGGCTCATTGCCGATAGACAGGTAGCCCCCTACGCCAGCAGGCCACGCATTGACGTAGTTCTGGACTTGAGTGTCCCAGTCGCCCGCCGCTATCGAGTTGTACGTAGCGGTGGACTCTCCGCCAGGCTTAATAGACAGAAAGATGTCCCAGCCCCGGTCCACCGCTAGCGGCGTAGCAACGGTGTCAGCCCCCGTAGGGCCGTTGCCGCTGAGGCCAGAGTCATAGGTGCGAACTACAGTGATGGGGCCTACGTCTGCATCGTACTGGATGCCGTAGGAGGTACCTCGGCCCGGCAAGGTAAGGCCCAGCGCCGCACCAATCTGCATCCGGTGGCCCGTGTCATCTGCGGGCGTGGACGCTCCCGTGGCGAGGTTACGCCACTGCTGATCTTCCCGCAGCCACGGGTGATCTAGGGCAGTCATGCCAGCTCGGGAATCCAGATATCGCCCGGCAGGGCCTCGGGCGGGGCCGTTGTTCCAGCCACCCACTGCACAGTAATCCCGGTGCGGTTCGTGGGTCGCGTAGGCCACCCATCGTCGTATCTAACCGTGACCGTCACACCAGCAGCGATGGTTTCAAGGTCTGAGCCCGCATCTTGCCCCGGCTCCCCAGGGTCGCCCTTGTCGCCCTTGTCGCCCTTGTCGCCGGGCGCGCCATCCTGGCCGTCTGCACCATCGGCTCCGGGGGGTCCCTGCTCACCCTTCTCGCCAGGAGGTCCCTGCTCACCGTCCGCGCCGGGCGGGCCTTCAGGTCCCTCCGGGCCGACGAGAGAGTCAAGCCAATCCTCGACAGAACCCTCAAAACCCTCATCAACGGCAATCTCATATGCACTGAGGCCATCAATACCGGGTGCGCCATCCTCGCCAGGCGGACCCTCAAGAGAGGCCAGCCACTCCGCAGGGCTGCCCTCGAACCCCTCGGCCACCGCGACCTCGTACGCGCTCAGGCCGTCCTCTCCTGGCGGTCCCTCGGGGCCTTCGGGGCCTTCCGGCCCCTGCCCAGCCTCATCAACAGGCAGCCACACCAGCCCCCCGTCTCCCCATGCCAGGAACTCACCCGGCGCGGGGTCAACTGGAACGGGCAGAACGTTGATCGGAGTACCCGGCCCTGCCGACACAGGGGCGACGGTGTAGAGGTCTAGCGGTGACGCCTCCGTGTGGTCCTTGGTGACCTCAATCTCGAACGGGCTGAAGTGCCCACCGAAAGACACCCGGTAAACCCCCACTGGCAGCCACAGGCCCGGCTGCGCGTCCTGCTTGGCGTTTCCTGCCGTGTCTAGATCACTGGTGATGTGGCCGGAGGGCATTACTGCCGTAGTGATGCGCTCCGAAGACACCAGCATTCCGTACGATCCGGCATCCGGCTCATGCAGCGGAACTCGGTACTGTCCGACTACCCGCTGAAACTCAGGCTTGATATTGGTCGCAGGTACCGCGTCTGGGATTCGATCAGGGTCATCGCTATCCATCCTAGAGCTGACAAGGATGCCAACGACATAACCGTGGTCGAACTGATCGCTTCTAGGCACTGCGCTTCCCTTACTAGTGCTTTTCCTTACTGCTTATGGTACAGCAAACCCCCGTAAGGGGGAGGAGGTGCCTTACGGGGGTTTGCCGGATCAAGCTCATGAAGCTGGCGGTAGCGGCCACTACAGAGCGATCTACTATTCAGTTTACGTGGTTTTTAGTGGTGGGTCAACTCCTCCGAACGGCGCAGCGCGTAGCGAAGACCCCGCCGATACGCCGCATTTTCGATGGAGGTAACCACCCCTCCCAGGTGGAAGTACAGCAGTCCCAGGACCACATACCACCCCACCGGCATCCAGTCACCCGGCTCATAGGGCCAAAACACGTAGAAACTGCTGATCATCATCGTTGCGGCCAGAAACCATGCCCACCTCATCGCAGATACTCCTCCAACTCGTTGTAGACTTCCCGGTACTGCGCCTCAATCCGCTCCTCGGACCACAGGGCACCGGTAATGATGAACAGTGCCGCACCCGCTGCGCCCGCCAGCACCTCAACAATCCTGATATCCACCGCCATGACAGTAGTCAAGGCAATGAACCCTCCGATGAACGTCCAGATGTACGCCCCGGACCTCTTACTGCCAACCATTCAGACCTCCCTTATCGCATTCGGTGTTACAGCATTCCCTCTTGGGTAAGCTGACGAAGTAGTTCCTCTCGTAAGCGCCTGTAGAACTCATCGAGCCATGTAAGGTACTCAACCGTGCCCGGCTTCAGTTCATCAGGCATGTCCTCGTCGCAGATGACCGCCTGACTAGCAGGATTGTACCACTCGTGCCCTGCGGGCTGGTACCGCCAGTCATCGGGCGCATACCCCAGCAGCTCATCCGTAAAGGTAATGCGCGCTCCGTGCTTCTTGGGTAGCGTCATGACTCCACCGTGGCCATGAACTCGCAGCGGTAGGTCTCGTGAGTCTCATCAAGCCTGTTCGGTTCCCCGTACGAGCCATAATAGTCAAGATCAACGTCCCGCTCAGCACTTCGAAGCTTCAGTTCCACCAGCTCAGGACGCACCCCGAGGAATGCCGCTGCCTTGGTCCGTGCCCGCTGCGCAGCATCCTCAAGAGTGTCCTCTGTGCTGATCGTCAGCTTCACGAACGGTGGATTAGCCGTAGACCAAGCCATTACCACTCCACCTCCCCAACATAGACTGCCTTCAGTGCCTCGTACACGCGAGAGGCAGCGTCCGTTCCCTCGCTACCTATGCTACTGACATGCAGAGCTTCCAGTATCTCTAGGACGGCATAGAAATGGCCCTTACTATCTGCACCCATCTGGACAATAATCGCCTTCAACAGATCAAGATCATAGTCCATCAGTTCTCCTCCTTTTCGTAAGCATCCAGCAGTCTCAGTACCTGAGTACGGTACTCGCTAGTACGAACGTCCTCGTCTCCGTAGTAGGTATACCCAGAGCCTCTACGCCTGGTCGTAGGTAGCGCCGTGATCTGGCTGCGCAGTTCGTTAAGCACCTTCTGCCGCTCAACTACCCGAGCCTCCTGCACAAGGTCCGCGCCGATGTTGGAGTAGATCGGCGGGTTGTAGTTGCTTCTAGCGATCCTCAAAACGCACTCCTCCCGTGATGTCAATCTCGTCAAAGGGCGTATCGTCGTACGTAGGAACCATACCCGCCAGTTCCAGCGCCTCAAACACGCTCTCAGTGTGCTGTCGGCGTTGTCCTGTCCCATCGACATGGCCCAGCACATCAAACACCGCCTGAGCCTCGTCCTTGGTCATGGTCAGCGTGTAGTACACCTCTGTACGATGCCCTATCTGCGCCTCAGCCATCAGCTCTCCTCCCTCTAGGTGCGAACTCCTCCTGCCCGCACGACTATCCTCATACTACACCTACGCATCAAGATTCTGCAAGTCGTAGCAGGAAAAATTTTACGGGTAAGCATCAAGGTTTTTGGGTTGGTCGTCCATGTACTCAGGATACGGCTACCTGTCCAAGATTTCCAAAACGGTCTCTATGTACTCACGACGATGACCCCCACCTACCGGCGAGCAGCTAATGCGATTGATTTTCATTCTCACCTACCCACCTGCCGGCAAAAAGCTCATCCCGCCAACGATTCACACCTACAACCATTGACCCGTTCAACGGTAGCCCGGTACCATCGTCCGTCATTCCTCCCCGTCCCACCTACCCGCAACCAGCCCGCCTCACCCACACCACCGTCCAAGCCGACCAACCAGCCCAAGCAGCCCACCACCCAAACCGCTTTACCATTCCTTTACCATCGCCCATTCTCCAAGCTTATCCACAACTTTATCCACATATCCACAACATATGCGTATCTATATGTACTGTGGATAACTTTCGGCAGTCTCGGTTACGGATACGCATCAAAGGGCTCATTTTTGTACGCTTAAACTAGTCTTCGCGCCAAACGAAGATACATATAAGAGGGTTTAGTGGTGCCCTAACGAGGGGGGGGTGTCCCAAAACAGGGTTTATTGATATGGATAAGCGTAAAGATATGGATAAGCATCAAACGGATGTTTAAGTGTATGTATAAACACTATATATATATAGACTACTCTCTCTAGGGTGGGGTTACCTACGCCTATACGTATCTTCAACACCTCCCGACGATACACCTACGCAGACACTTATGCGCGTATCCGTAACCGCTACCCTGGAAACTTATCCACAACCAACACACCTACGCATACCCCTGTACGCTTATCCATATCAGGATCTACACCTGTCGACAACTTGACCATCTCTTTACTTTACTCTTCAACTGTTTCTTGGCCGGCGGCTGTCAGCTTCCGTTATGCAATCGTTACCTAGAATCACGCTTCTAGGCTATACATACGGCTACGCATCAACTAGACTTAAGACATACCAACCAGCCAAGGGGAGGACATCATGAGCAGGACACAGGTCAAGGGAATCTGGATGACGGACCTGAAGACAGGCAACAAGGTTGTTGTTCAGTGGTACAGCGTTGACGCTGGCACTGCAGACAGTGTGCCTAGCCCTCAGTGGTTCACGGGACAGGCTAGGCAGTACGGGGGACGGGTGCGGCTGACCACTAAGGCAGATACCACCACCCCGTGGGATGGTGCACGGACCGTCACGTACGTGTTTCACCGTGAGGTTGCCTAGGTTGCTTTGATTGCTCACTGCCACGGCGGTGGGTAGTCATGGTCACCTAGCAACACACAACGAGAGGATGAGAGACGATGAGCACCACACGCGAGATTCTGGGAATCATGCGCAGTGCTAGCGGCCCTAACGTTAACGGGGTGAGACTGTCACGCGCGTATGGGCGACGCCGCTACTTTCTTAGTGTGGGCGACAATCAGACGTACGTCGGACACGTTGCTATGTACGATGCGACTAAGCGTGAGCTTTGGACACGTCCTGCCGATGAGCCACACCGTGACGTGGACATGATTAACGCGGTGCGGCCGGCCCTAGTCGCACTGCAAGCAGTGCAGAGGATGCACGGCACGCCGCGCACCGACCTAGGAACGTCGGCACCCGAGAGGCTTCCCTACGTGATCGCCTAGTCCGCTTTGATCATTACCCGCTGGCGCGGGTAGTGGTCATGGTTGACTAGCACCGATGAGAGGATGAGAGACGATGGCACACATCGGCGGCATGGAAGCGCGATACGTAGGGCAGATCATGGGCGGTGCTAACTACGCACCCGCCTATCCGGGTGAGAACGTGGAGTTTTTCACTGACCTAGATCACGCGACGATGTTCCTGGACGAACTACCGCTTAACGATGACGCGCAACTAATCTTGTGGCGCACGGACCAATACGAAAGCGAGGCGGAAGCAATCGGCCGGACACTCTCCGATGCGGCGGAAGCGGACTACCGCCTCACGGTAGGGCCGCGCGGCGGAATCAAGCGGGAGCGCCTGCACTAGGTCGCTTTAGTCGCCTATCGCTACGGCGGTAGGTGGCTATGGTCACCTAGCAACACACACACTGAGAGGATGAGAGACGATGGCACGTAAGTATGAGACAACGACATGGGCCGATGGCTTTGGGCGGTGGCACGCGGTAGTCTCCAACGTCAGCAACGCGACTGGCACTGAGCGAGGCTACTATGACGCCGCACGGCGCGCTATCCGCGCTGAGCTTCTGGCACGCGGCGACATTAAGCCGGGACGAAACTACCGAGTCCGCATTGCGCGTGATTACTCAGTCGGTGGTCCCGGTAAGGGGGTCGGCTTCTCGGAAGTCTGAGGACGGTTCGCCTGCCCCTAGTGGGCATTAGCGTAGGTGCGATCCCTACGGCAGGCGCAGGGCGTGAGATACACGCCGGTACGGGAGGATGAAAGACGATGGAACCTCAGCGAGCTAGCGTACGGCGCGTCATGTGTCCTTGTGGTCAGCTGAAAATCGTACGCGACGTTGACCCTGCCTACGCTCTAACGTGGGCAGGCTGGGAGCACATAGCGCTAGCGTGGCGGTGTGTGCAGTGCTCATGGGAGACACGTCGTAACACAATCGTTACCGAGGGACGGTAGCGCGAACCCTACAAGGCATGTACGCTTAAACATATCAGCAGGACACATCGGGAGGATGAGAGAAGATGACTAGCAACGAGTGGCGCGATGAGGTTTACGGGTACGCGCTTAGCCTGCGTGAGACGCTTGCCGAGGTTTGGGACGCGATTGACGCGGGGGAGGATTATGAGGGGGAGGACGCTTCCGAGTACCTAGCCGAAATGCCACTAGAGATTGTGTGGGAGCACGGGGAGCCGTTCTCAGTGCTGCTCACCTTTGGGGGACCGACTGCCGAGATTACGGGAGGGGGACGATCCGGCGGCTACGTGCTCACCGTGAGTTGGGGCGAAACTGTCGAGCTGAGGGGAGACGCTATCACCCGCACGGGGGAGCACTTTCGGGAGCTTGTCGAGACTGACTAGTGAGCTTGTCTGGTGCATCGGATGAGGTCGGGCCGGTGCATCGGGCTGGAACACTAGCCAAACCGAGAGAGAGGCAAGGCAATGGACCCTAACGAGACACTGCGACAGATTCGCGACGGTATCGAGGTGGCGCGCATTGCCGCCGATGAGGACAGTAACGATGCGGAGATTCAGGCATGGCAAGAGGTCGGGGAGCTGTTTGACGCACTCGACGCCTGGCTTTCCGGGGGTGGCTTTCACCCTGGCGACTGGTGGGGGACGGCCGAGTGAGTGTGACGTTTACAGGCGATGAGGTGGCCACGGCCTTCCGTGCCTACCTGACTGCCGCGCTCTGGACTGGTCTCTATGAGCCGGCGGAATCCTGGGAAGAGGCGCAACCTGAGCCGCTGGACGCATACGCGCCAGACCTTGACGACGTGCCTACCGAGATTGCTGATGAGCTTCGAGGTGAGTGGGAAGACTTTCTCGCCGGCAACGTCTCAGACGTTGAGGAGTTTATGGGCCATGGCTTTGACCTGAGTCAGGTTGCTCACGACTTTCACCTGACACGCAATGGTCACGGCGCGGGATTCTGGGATCGTGGCGCGGGAGACGTGGGGGAGCGGCTCACCGAGGCCGCGAAAGTGTACGGAACCGCCGAGCTGATGGGCCATCCCGATGGCGACGGCGGCGTGAGTATTTACGTGAGCAACTGAGGGAGGATACGGGACGATGCGACGAAGGATGGTAGCGCTGGCCGCCACTGCGCTAGTGGTCTTGGCAGGATGCAGCGGGACGGTAGACAGACACGATGAGGACGTGCAAAGAGAATACGTGCAGATTGCTAGGGAGGATCAACCAGAGCTAGAGCCGCTGCCGGACCAAATGATCGTGGACTACGGGCTAGCGATCTGTGAAGCCTTTGATGACGGTGCTACCGTGCGGGAGCTGGCACTAGTAACCGGCTTCGTAGTACAGGACAAAGAGATAGCGGGCATTCTGGGACGGCTGAGTGCAACAGCCACGATGGAACTATGCCCAGAGCACAGGGAGGTAATCGGCGCATGAGGCTACGTCTGAGTGACCTTGAGCAGACCGTGACGTTAGGGGAGGTTTGGGACAAACTAGACACCGGGGCACTGATCCAACTAGTCCGCGCCGGGATTGAGCATTGGACCGACGATGAGGGCTTACATGTGACGCCCTTTGAGGAAGATTTACGGGACGATTTGCAGCACTGGTGGGACACTGAGGTTATCTGGAAGCTGGTGGACTGAGTACGTATGTCTCTGCTACTGTCCGGGGGAACGGTAGCAGGGGCAGGCGGGCGACAGACGCACGCTGGACAATGAGGGAGGAATCATGGCTAAGTACGTGACTCGCAAGGCAGGCGCACAGGGACGAGCACAGACGCTCGCCTATCGGCAGGCTAGGGCACGTAAGCAGGGCGCACTGCGCACCACGCGCGCCGGGAGGGCACGATGACCTACGTAAAGGGGATCGGGGACGGTACGCGCGACGGGCTGTTAGAGATTGCGGACACGCGCTGGGACGGTAATGGCACCCTGTTTGTCACAGTGCGGGAGATGATTGGACAGCGGGAGAACTTTCCGGTTCGCCGGGGACGTACCTTAGCACGTAGTGCTATCCACCACCCTGACAAGACTCGGAGCTCGCGCGTAGTACGGCAGTGGTGGGACGGTTCACAGACGCGGGTAACGTACGCCGTTAGTCGAAATGAGGGACGATGAGCAGAGCACGCTACGCGGGCACTTGGCTAGGCAGGCTGGGATTTGAGCGCACAGAGGTCAACGGAGACGCTTACGTGCAAGTCTGGCGCGCGAACGGGCCTAGTCTGGGACTGTGGCGCATTGATCGGTTTGGCGGTGTCCTCAACGCTAAGGGCATCCGCCTGTGGGAGCAGTTTGTGAAAGGGGAGGGCGATGAATGACGATTGGGCCATCGAACTGGCACGGATTCTGGACTGGTGGAAAGGTAAGAACGTGCAGGATGCTAAATTCGAAGCATTGCTCGACTTTGCCCGGCTGGTTGAGATTTGGGAGGTCGCGGAATGAGACTGCACACTGACGTACTGACGCGGTTCGATCTTATTGCTATGGCCGCAGACGGGCCGATTGCCTTTGAACAGCTCACAGAGCACGGTAGCCGCTCTCACGCACGCGCGTTTGAGGTCAAGCTGACCGGGAGCGGGACGCACACTAACAGCGGATCGTATGGCGCACGCACGGACGTACAGGCCGCCACGTGGGACGAGTGGGGCATCTTCCTCGGTCGCCTATACGATCTGGACCCTCAGATGCTTGCCGGGACGCCTAAGCGGCCCATCTACGCGGGCCTGAATGACTTTCACTACCAAACCGGGGAGCGTTTCGACCCTGTGCGGGGTATTACGTGGGAGCAACAGCACAAGAGCCGCCACGCATGGCGCACGGATTGGGACAGTGGAGGATGGTCCCGCGAGTGTAAGTGTGGCGCGACTATGTACCCACCACTGAGAGGATGAAGAGATGCGTGAAGTACGGTACTCACAAGCGGGGTTGCAAGCGCTGACGCACGGGCAATATGTCGTGCTCACGCCGCAGAACGTGCAGAGCATGGTTCCTCGCGGCGGGGAGCAGGCTTACAAAGTGATCGACGTAAAGGACATACCACGATGATCGACGCGCGCACGGTAGCCACGAAGAAAATCCGAGAGGGGGACTACCTTGTCGGCCTCACTAGCAAGGGTGAGCAGGCGGTCAAGGTCACAAAGGTAACGGCCCGTCGTGTTGTGATGGAGAACGGGAGCACTTTCACACGGGATGGCCACGTTAGGAAGGTGCTGGCATGAGCGCAGAAACCGTTGTAGCAGGGCACGGGGAGGGTTCCTACGAGACGATCAGAGATGCGTTAGCAGTCACAGCGGCAACGGTTCGTGCCCACGCCAACAAGCTAGATGCGGTGGAGCACTTGGGCATGTATGCTGCCGAGTGGGAGACCCTAGCGGACAAGCTAGAGGAAGCCTCTCTCCGCCCGTGGCTGGACAGCGGCATCCTGTTCGAGGGACCGGATGAGCAGAAATGGGGAGCACGCTGGAAGTGATCGCATGGCTGCTGTGGGTAGCGGTTATGGTGGCCGGGTTTAGGTTCTTAGGAATGCGGAGGTAGTAATGGGCTGGACGTTCGCGCTAGGCATGTGGACACTAGCAATCGTTGTAGGACTGCTGATAAAGGAGCTGAGCCGTGAGCGATGACTACACACCGAACACTATGCAGGTGCTAGAGGCGTACTGCGTACAGCAGGGGAGCGCCTATCACTTTGTGGTCGGGGAGGACGGCACCATGTCTGGTACAGGCGCAGAGTTCTTGCGCTGGCTGGATAACCTCAAGGCTGACGCTTGGGACGAGGGATACGAAAGTGCAGTAGACAATGATGTTTACGGGACTGTGTTGGATAATCCTTACCGGAAGGAGCCGCCCCTGTGATGCTGAACATGCCTAACCTGCCCGAGGATGCAGACACACCTTGTATGAACGCTGAGGTAGCCGGACGACGGCTAGAGAATGGTCGAGTGGTTGATCTGTGGTTCGGTGAGTCAGGATCGATGCGCCACGTCAAGGAAGCCGTGCAGGAGGCCGCTCACCTGTGCCTGACGCAGTGCCAGCTGACGCAGCCTGACGCTTTCGCTGCCTGCCACGCTTTCTTTCACCGGGAGCGCCCAGCGTGGGGCGTATGGGCCGGGGAGTCCAACGAGTTTGATCTAGTGGCGATGCTTGACGACGAAGCCACCGACTAGTACGCTTAGACGTACCAACGAGAGGGAGGATTACAGTGGCTGACAAGGAAGCACTTGTAGAAGAGATTTACCGCCTGACGCAGGATGCAAAGTTCCTGACGCAGCGGGCCGACGAGCTGAAGGCTGAGTTGCGCTCGCAGGTCAAGGAGGGGGACGTGACCGCTGTGGGGAACTTGACACTCAAGGTGACCCCTAACAAGAGGTTCAACCCTAAGAAGGCCGCGCTGGTCCTGTCCAAGGAGGAGTTGGAGCAGGTCAGTGAGCAGGTAGTGAGCGGGACCAAGTTCAAGGCGCTGTACCCGGACCTAGTAGATGATGTTTCGGATCACTACGCGCCGCGTATCACGATTACACAGGAGGACGGCTAACCAATGAGCACCGACAACGCCCGCGCCGAAGCCGAGCGCCACTATCCCGCACTCAACGCCGACGACGAGGCGCTGACCTACCCCCGTTCCGCCGTTCGTGAGCACGCCCGAGGCGGCTTCGTGAAGGGCTACGAAGCGGGGTGGGCCGCCGCCCTGGCCGCTGGCCGCGCCGAGACGACCACCGAGGACGCGCGGAGGGTAGTCCTCGACGCCTTCTACGACCGCGACGGCAAGGCCATCCTCGACGTGTACGCCGCTGGCCGCGCCGAGACGACCACCGAGGATCGAGAGTACCCGTCATGCTACCCGTCCCTCGGGGAGATGTGCGGCAACTGCCACCGCTGCACCGAGACGACCACCGAGCACGAGCACGACTGGAAGCGGCAGCGGAACGTCACATCCAGGGGCTACGAGTTGCCGCCCATCGAAGTGTGCCAGACCGAGGGGTGCGACGCGGCCCGTCCCGCCGAGACGACCACCGCGACTCTCGTGGCACGTCGTGGCGGCAAGACCCAGGCGCTCATCGAATCGCTGCTGGCCCAGGCCGAGGATCGTGGTCTGACCGTCGAGGTGGTCTACCCCGAGACGACCACCGCCACCACCGAGGACGCAGCACAGGTCATCGAGTCCACGCGCCATTACAACGGTAGTAAGTCGTTCATTGTTCCTGCCGATGCTGCCCGAGCACTCATGGATGCTGGCCTGCTTGCCACGGCCCGCACCGTCAACGTTCACCCGACCTACACCGTCGAGTATCAGCAGAAGATCGCTGACGAACTCGGCGTCGAGCGCGAGGCAGTCCTGCGAGCGCTTGGGCTGGCCGCCCCGCTGCTCGAAGGTGGTGACGACCAGTGACAACTGTCCCACAGAAGTGCGGCGGCTGCCGTAAGACAGTGTTCAGTCGTAATGAGCACTGCGAGGGTAAGAACTGTTCGTGGTGGCGATGCATTCTCTGCAATAGCGTCAACGAGCTAGGTACTGACAAGTATTTTCGAGACTGAGGAGGAAGCATGGAACCGTACTGCGCAGCGGTCATGTACTACGGATCGCGTAACCCTGACAGCCCGAACTTCGGGCCAGACGAGTATTGCGAAGAGGATGCAGTACCGGGAGAGGAATACTGCGAGCACCACCTGTATGCGGTGTGGTCATGAGCAGGCATCGGGTGGTTGTTGTCTCTAACATTGGACGCCATTACGAAGGCGAGTGGCAGGATGATGTTGCTCCTGCAGTTACTGCGCGGGCATCTCATAGTGCCCTCAGCAAGAGCGCTTCATCGCTTGCTCTGACCCTTAGTGATGGGAAGTGGGCGTACTTTAACAAGGAACACATCGCTGCAATCTTTATTGAAGGGGAGGACTAATGCGCCGGGTGCTTGCGCTGCTAGACAAGTGGTACACCGATGGAACACTTGACTTTCTGGACTACGAGCGGGCTGTCAAGGCTGCCGAGAAGGATCGAGATGAGGCCCTAGGACTGCGAGAGGAGGAAGAGGACTACGTATGACGGTTGAAGGGTGGCAGTGGCGGCAGTTCCAGGCAGAGGACATCGACACACTGGTCAATGCCGGGGGAGTCGGCCTGATTTCCCACTGCCTCGGGGCAGGAAAGACCCCGGTAGCGCTGGAAGTGCTACGCAGGCTAGGGGCACAGAGGATTGCCGTCACCGCACCCATCAACACGTTCTATGGTTGGGAACGTCACGCGAGGATGTTCCTGCCCGACCTCCCTGTGAGGTACATCGACAGCAAGCGCGCCGAGGACAGCCTTGCAGCACTGAAGGCCGGGGAGCCCGGCATCTACATGGTGGGCTGGGAGTGGGGGCGCGGCTCTGTCCGATATGCGAAGAACCCTGACGGCACTACGATCACGGACCGTCGCGGCAACAAGGTAGTTGACCGGGTGATCCGAGAACAGCTTGATTGGTCCAAGTACCCGCTTGACGCAAGTGTGTTCGATGAGATTCACAGGGGCGGTAACAGGCGGTCAATCCAGGCTAAGATCATGCACTCTGCAAAGAAGGTACCGATCAAGCTGGGCCTGTCCGCTACCCCGGCAGGCAACAAGATCGAGAACATCTGGTCAGTGCTGCACTTCCTGTGGCCGCAGCGGTACAAGTATTTCGGACCGTTCACTGAGACGTTCCTACGCACCCAACCGAACCCCTACGCGACATATCAGGTAGCGGGGCGCAAGGTACATGTGCAGGAGGTCATCGGGGAGAAGGCACCGGGCATCGTCGCCCGGTCTATCCCCACGTATGTCAAGCGCACAGAGGAAGAGGTGCACAGTGAGCTGCCCGAGGTAGTGGTCCACGATGTGCCCATAGACCTGCTGCCCGCACAGAGGCGGGTGTATCGGCAGTTCGAGGAGGACGCACTAGCGTGGCTTGAGGACAATCCTGTCGCCGCTGCCTTGCCGATCACAAAGCGGATCAGGCTCCGACAAGTCGGACTCGCTGTGCCCTCCGTGAATGATGAGGAAGAGGTCAGCTTCAAGGAGGATGCCAAGTCATCGAAACTGGATGCACTGGTAGAGATTATGGATGACCTGCCCGAGTCCAAGGCCCTTATTTGGACTCACAGCAAGCGCATCATCCCCACTGTGCTGCACCGGCTGCGGAAGGCTGGATACACCGCTGCGGCAGTCCACGGGGGGCAGAGCAGGGATGCCCGTGAGGCAGCGCTAGCGGCTTTCCGCAGCGGAGAGGCTGACGTGCTGGTAGCAACTATCACTGCCATGTCAGAGGGTGTTGACGGCTTGCAGCATGTGTGCAGCACGGAGATTTGGCTGTCTAAGGATGAGTCTGTGACGGCTAACCGGCAGGCTGAGGGTCGGCTGCGTAGGCCGGGGCAGAAGCACGTCATCAACCGCTTCATCATGTATGCCAAGGACACGCTAGAGACAGGTCAGTTGGGCAAGCTCAAGATTACTCAGGACGGCCTTGTAGGGGCCGACTTCATGTAGTAGGCTTACCCGTAACATAGGAGGAGAGGGAGGACAAGATGAAGAAGTGGCACATCACAGTGAGCGGTACGTTCACTGAGGTATACGAGGTCGAGGCTGAGACTGCTGAGCAGGCGAAGCAGAAGTTTCATGTGGGTGCTGGCGACTTGGATAGAGTTGCAAGCACCGAAGAAGAGTGGATTGAGGAGGTGCTAGCTGTATGACCGCCGAGTGGGATGACCTCGCCAGGCTCGCCCAAGCAGCCACGCCCGGCCCCTGGGACTACGACGACTCGACCATCTATGCGGGCGATTGGGAGTCCGCGATCGCGTCCTACGACTTCGCAGGGAACCCCGCCGACGCCGAGTTTATTGCTGCGGCGAACCCCGCCACCATCCTCCGCCTCATCGCTGACTTGCGTGAGTGGCATCGAGTGGCGGCGTCGAACGAAGCGGCACGCAACGAAGCCCGCATCGAACGCGACCGCCTCCGTGCCGCTCTCTCGGCGGCCCCCACCGACACCATCAAGGAGACAGACCGATGAGCACACACCACGTCAGCGTCGAGATTCTCGCGACGCTCGATCACGGCCCTGACGAACTCCGGGGCACAACCGGCTACTTCCGCCCCGAGAAGGCTCGCTGGACGATCAGCCGAGGCTCGAAATGGGCGCGCACCGAGGATGAACGTTCACGCCAGTGGGACCGAACCGACGAGTACGTCGAAGTGTTCGGACCCAAGACGCGCGCGCCGCAGGGCGGCCAGTCTGGCGTCGGCTTCGGCTCGTCATGGTCGCCCGTGCCGGACTGGCTCACCGCGCAGCGTCCGGCGGCACTTGATGAGGCTGCCCGCTTCCTGACGGGTGTGTCCCGGTGACCCCCGCCGACCGCCCGTCCGTCACCGACGCCCGCGCCGAGGCTGAGCAGCGCTACGGGACTCCCCGAGAGTCGGACCTTCTGCCTTCTGACTACGTGACCATCGGCCAGATCGAGGGCTACGTCGAAGGGCGCCTGGCCGCTGGCCGCGCCGAGACGACCACCGCGACCACCGAGGACGCGGTCGAGCGCGTGTTCCAGACGACCCACCCCGCACCGAACACGGTCATGGGTTGGATTCGGGCGGGGTACGAGGCTGGCCTGCTCGCCACGGCCCGCACCCGCCCCACCCGCGAGGCCATCGAGGAGGCCATCGAGGCGGGCAAGGTGGCGCACGACGACGCTGTGGCAGCCGGTGGAGCCGTTGGCCCGCAGAACGACTACATCGCTGAGGAAGTCGACGCGCTCCTCAACCACGACCAGCCCACCGAGGCCGAGGCAGGAGCACGGGCACTCGTGCACGCAGCCGGCG